CACCCCCTGGCCATCGAAATCAGGTCAAACGAAGTTTGGTGTTGGAGTTAGACTGTTCATGTGGATGAAATGATTTGGATTATTAACATCATTATGTCGTTCTATCTTACTAATCTACTACACTGTATCGAGTTAATTAACATTATCAATCATTAAATTATAACACTATGTATTTTTCTTACAATCAAGTCATGGAAATGACACCAGAAGAGATCGCTAACAAAGTTCTGTCATCTAATGAAGGGCTCAAAGCCTTCAGCAGCTACTGGCTTAATAAAGAGCTGTACGATGTGCCAGTTTCTAAGGCTATTGAGGTTCTCAAGAAGTACATTTATGGTCGTATTAATGGCTACGTTAATGCGTGCATGTTCTACAATGGCATGGACATGAATGGTCTTTACATCGAACTGAGTCCTGCCTTACTCTAATTTCGTCTCTAATGCATTATCTACACAGTTCTGGTACAACTTACCAGGCTGTGTATTTGATGCGCTTAGAACGCAATTAAATGGCCTTAGAAGCGATGTTGTCTTACTTATCCTTTTCGCTAAAACGACAATTCACATTATTAACAAATATAATTACAACTATGAAACAGATTACAACTTACCAATTCACTGTCAAGATTAACGGTAAATTCAGAACGTCACCAGAGTACGCAACAGAAGAAGAGCGTTTAGTAGACGTCGCTAAATTCCTCAAGCATTATCCTCTGCGCTTGACCGTCAACTTCTTCAGCAACGTGCGTTACATAAGCGACAACGATGCCAAATAAGAGAGTAGCAGCCCTTCGGGGCTGCGTTTTCTTTTCAACAAATGCTACATAAAGCCTTCTAAACAACAAATGCTTAAGCACAGGACAAGAAAGTTTTGAAAACCTCGTTCTTGGTACTCGTTTATAGGGTTGGTCTGAATAGCGTTGCCATCCCTTTCTTATCCTCTTTGTTCAATTGATATTATTAACCATTTAAGTAGTAATCTTGGAGTCGGCAAACTGTATTGGTGTAATGATTGGAAGGAAATCATGAAGATTGTCCATGAGCAACTGAGCATGACATGTAACTTAGCCGACTATCTTCACATCGGTATAATAAAAGACGGAGAAGAATTAAAAAGTTGGAATCTGCCATTGTAAGAATCGCTGGGTTTGAATACTTGAACATTCAGCCCAATGGTTTTAATTCTTTCAGTACTGGTAATTCTCAATAGGTTCAAGCTTAATAGGTTCTTCCTCTTTCTTATCTCCTCCGTTTAACCCCATCATTTCCTTCCTTTTCCTCCCTTCCCTTTCTTATCTCCTTCCCTTAATCGCCTCTTTCCCCATTCTTCCTTGGGATTGAGGTGCTGGATAAGAACCAGGAAGCATGAGGAAGAACGAGAGAATAAAAGGATATATGAAACTCTCTTTTCCCACTACAATTGCCCGTTGTCAATCAATACAACGACATGAGCTACATGTTAATAAATAGCCCTTTAGCATCTTGAAGGAAAGTAAGAAGCAAATTATAAACAATTAAATCATACAACTATGCAGAATTTTAATGTAATCAAAGGCGAAGAAATTTCTAACTACATCACAACAGCAATATCGTTAGGACAAAGCAAGAAACCAAATCGCCAAGGACAATTAAGCGAGTTCGCAGTATTCACAATCAACGATGAGTCAGCAATGGGAACAAAAGGTCGTAATATTATCGTATTTAACGACGAGAAACCAGAAGTAATCGAAAGATTGAAGAACTACTGCGAAGAGAAAATCGTAAACGGAGAAAAACGTCAAATGGTTAACATGAACAAGCTGGTAACAGACCTTGACGCAGAACCAGACCTCATTAAGAAAAGAGATGTACTCTATAGCATGCTCGAATTCAAAGGAGGAATGGTAACAAACTACAAGTTAAGAAAAGGCTTATGTTACATGAATGACGTGAATGGCAATCCAGTCAAAGACAGACATGGAAAAACAATCACGAGAGATTCAGTAACCATCTTTGTTTGGATAAAGAATATGGTTCCAAACGAACAAGGAGGGTTCACAACAAACTATTATGACGGATATTCTCCATGGGAGCAAGGTCAACGAATGGAAGACAGATTCTTTGAGAAAGCCGTAGAAGGACACGCAAGTCAGGATGACATCCTCAATGCAGCATTCAATCCTCCTACACCAACTCAAGACGCTAATCGCACAGCACAACCACAACAGCAAATGCAACCACCGTTTGCTAATCAGTCACAAATGCAACAGCAGAATCCACAGCCACAACAGCAGGCTAATCCAATGTCAAACGACCAACTTCCATACTAAAGAGCAAGGCGTCAGCACACAACAAGTGCTACGCCGAGCTTTTTAAAAACCGCCTTCTTGGTACTTCGTTTATAAGTTCGTTAAAATTAAAACATTATCAAAATGAATTATTCTAAGATGAAATGGCTTGTAATATCATTATTAATATTGATAATATCGTTAGCCAGTTTAATTGTAGAAAACATTAATCTTAAAAATGCAAATAAGAGATTAAGAAGTAATGTTGAGAATCTTGATGAGACAATATTTGTACAAGACTCATTAATTAGATATGTTGATGGTATATTTTTCCCCAATAATACTGATTCAACACTTGACATTGCAAAATATACAAAACTATTAGAAAAAATAGATTCTCTTGAACGTAGTAATTATTAAAACATTATCAAAATGGTTAAATTAGTTAAATTCATTCCAAAGTATGAAGAAACAGGTGATTTACATGTAAATCCATCTTCAATTAGTTGTGTATTCCGTGATAATGAGGACGATAATATCGTGCTTAATATTGGCGGAGTGATGTATCCAGTAATTGGTTATGTAACGACTGATGGTCAAGTCCATCAAGCTTCCGAAGTACGTGATGTTGTTGACTTTCTTAAAAATAAGTAATTATGGCTAAATTTGTTGAATTATTTGATGTTGACAATGAACCAACAATTGTTAATATCAATACTATTAGGAGTGTTTCAAGATGAAACTGGATTGATAGAATATGCCATATCATACAAAAACATGTTAGTATTACTTAAAGTAAAACAATACAAAACAAATGGCAAGAACTAAAAAATCAACAGAAACGTCACTAACATTACAACAAAAAAGAACTCTTTTATACACATTTTGCAAACAACAAATTGTCAAAGCTAAGATACAGAATTTCATTAACAATAATCCCGATATGTCTAAAGAAGAGCAAATGTTGTATATTGCAGAGCATATAAAAGAGTTCTGGTGTGACGATATTGACGAAGTGCTAATAAAAATTAAAATAAATGAATTCGAAAAAACATGTAATCAAACGAGAAAATTGTGATCCATTATTAAAAGACATAATTAGAATTCATAATACCATTTATGGATTATTTGGTAGATACGCTTATGAATGGCAAATATCTATAGAATTTCCAGATGGCCAAAAGAGAACTATTCAATTTAAAAACAACAAAGAAGCTAAAAAGGAATGGCAAAAAATCCAAAAGATGAAAAAGCAACATGTTTAAACTACCCAAAGTTTAGAAAATCTTCTAAAGGTAAACCTGACGTAGCCTTAAAAGAAAATGCGGCTATTTTCATCAAACATGATGGTTGTACAATGCAGCTATTTCATGGTCTATCAGAGACAAACGCAGCATTGCGCGTAGGAGCATTGCGTAAGTTATATAATGATTGGGATGGACATTTCATCATTGCTAAAACAAAAATAAGAACTAAAAAATGAAAAAGTTACTTATTGTGTGCTTATTGCTATCTCAAATAGTATTTGCACAAGCTGTTACAAAAACAACAGCTAAAGTTGATACATGTATTTGTTGGAATAATGATATATCATGTATATACACATTAACTCAACAAAATACTAAAGGTCAAACTACAACAAAATATTATGTCAAATATGTTAATGACGATCAGAATATTTGCGATCTAATTACACTTCCTAAAAGTGTATATGATTATATTATCCTGTGTTACAGAACAAATGTTCATGCATATCTTGGTATAATATTTAAAAATAATACTCCTCAGCGTATTGTAAAGTATCGCAAAGCTGGGGTTTCATATAAAGGTGACACTTTAAAAAATGTACAATTTTATAAATCTAAATAAATGGAAGAAAAGAAAACTCCAAAGAAACGCAAGTCTGTTATTACAAAACGTAGTTTAAGTAATGCGTATAGTTTAGGTTTTAAAGATGGATATGAGACCGCATGTGAACATAATAGAAGCCGATTGATGGAAGCCATATTTATGATGGATCGAAAAGATTTATCAGAACAAGACAAAAAGGTTATTGAAGATGCATTCTCATAAAAATAGAATTAAATCATTCTTCAGAATATTTCCTCATTTATTCTGTAGTGGAATTGGTTTAACGGCATCAATATTAGCATTCTTTGGGCTCTTAATGAGTCCAGGGAACGCTAATGTGAGTATTTGGATACTTGGGTTTGCTTTTGCAGTAATATGTACAAGTATAATTATATTCTGTATATATTTTATATCTGCATGGAATGATAAATTCTTTGAAATTAACAATGATTAATAAACAACAAGCAAAATTATTACTATCTACATTCTGTTGTCTTGGAATAATAGGATTAGGGATAGGTTGGAGTATCATGTGTGCAGTTATTGGGTTAAACCTAATAGCTATACTCATAGCAATGCTTACACTTGGTTTGATTTATGTATTTTATGTTTTACTAAAGACTTGGTAGCATCAAACTACCGAGTCTCTAGAATGTTAATGTAGCTATGCAGGAATGCATAAGAGTCCAAAGCCTCTATGAATACAGATGGACATGAAAACTCATTAGTGTTATTTTAAATTGTTAATAATGATTATTTGGTAAGGGTTGTTGCGAAACAATTCTTACCTTTTTAAATTAGATTAATCAATTAATAATAATATGAAAAGTTTAAAAACAAGACCTTCAGTCTTCGAAAGAAGAAAAAAGGTAGAAATGACTGTATCTGTTCAATCAAGTTTGAATGTTACAAAAAAGGCTAATGTCGCTAGTAATTTTAGTACCTACATCCGTAAGTGGATGATTAAAAAGCGATACATTAAAACTGTAGAACTACGTAGTGTTGATATACGTTATTCAATTTCGAAAACGTGTATAACAATCTTTATAGGGTTTTATCATCCTATAGATATTGAAAAAATAGATCATAACGCAGAAATTATTAGAGACTCTCTAGTATTTGCATTAAGTCTATTTCGTGACGTATTTACATTTGATGATAGCCTGAGTGAACGGGAAAAACTCTGTAAGTTTGTTAATTATGACTTACTTGCTTCAGTATTGAACACGAAAAGCAAAATCTTAAAATCCGTAGGTATTTAAACCTATCATTAGTTCCAACTAATGTAAAACAATGGGCAATAAACTTAATTAACGTTCTTAAAAATTATCAAAATGACAAGAACATTCGGCAAAATCTCTGTATGGTTAATCGGAGTCATAGTCGCATTATGTGCGGTTATGTGTGTAACATCCTGTGATCATGGTAAGACAGATAAATCTGCCAATCAAGAAGACAGTGTATGGTTTTCTGTGCAATTAATGGCACAAACTAATCCTGAGTTTACTAAAATTGATGAACTGAAAACGTTTCATGACAATTTAGTACTCGATGATGAAATTAAAAATGTGTTTAAACAAATGTCTCCACAAATGGTAGATAGAGTTGGACGTGTAGTTTTATCACGAGAACATAAAGTTACAATGAAATCGTTAGTATCAGAGTATAAGTTAAATTATGATATTTATAGTAGGCAAATAGAAACTGATGAAATTGCCCCTAAAATACCACAAGAACTTAAAAAGGATACAACAGCATCATTAATTTTAACAAACGAGGAGACTTCAAAATGCGAGCAATAGTAATATTTCACAACGGAAACGAAATTTCAGATTCAGGGATTACAAAAATTGTTAATTCTATTTGTAATAGAAGTGGTTCAAGTGAAGTTTCTGTATCAGTATTAAGTAATGCAGAAATAGCAAAGCTTATTGCAAAAGGAGTTGTAAATTCCAAGTCGAAAGAATTTAACAAAGAAGAATGTGATTCTGACGAAGAAACAAGAGCGTCAATTAGCTTTTTAACAAAATTATGTGGAGATCCAGAAAAAGAGCCTATTAGATTCATTTCTAACTTAAAAATGCAATGTAATAGTGTTTTTGTTGATGGACTTGAAAACAAAAACCTTGTAAAAGCTATACACAAATTAGCTGAAAATTATGAAAATAAAAAGTATTATGGATATTTGGTATCTAAAGGAATTAGTTCTTCTATGATTCAAACCATTTATCAGTTGCATAAATTATTTCTAATTACAGAAAATGTGTAGAACAAGACGTGATAGACCAGCCGTTAAAGCGCAATATCGTGATGAGACGGAAAATAAGCGAGGACGTGGTTCGCATAAACACATGGAACCATATCATCGAAATAAAATAAACACTCGTAATTACGATGAATTTGAAGAAAATGTATCGAATTGACATCATGCGTGTCAAGGATGGTAAGAAAATCACAAGTAGCCTTTATTACCCAAACATAAAAACTGCATCAAACGCACGTAGAGCATTAATCTCTATGTTTACTTGCAGATTTATGTCAAGTACTAATGGCAAAAGAAAGCAATGGGACGCATATCTTAAAAACCATCAAGATTTGTGGACTATTCATTATGAATCCAAAGATTATAGTAAAGAAGAAGGATTCAAAACTATTGAAACAACAATAGTACCAGGCTCTGTAAGCGAAATTATAGAACCGAAATATTAATATCAAATTAACAAGCATTTAAATTATCAAAATTATGGCAAACAAGAGCAAAAACGTAGCAGCAACAGTAGAAACAATTGAGTCTAAGATTAATGGTCTTAATAGTATTTCTAAAGGCGTAGAGTCAGCAATGGCTGAAGTTCAGAGGAATAATGATGAGCGTGCAAAGAAAGACGCAATGCGAATGATTGGAGAATCTGAATATATCAACAATAAGACTCTTATAATGCTGCAGACAAGACGCAAACAAGAAGCTGTAACCCAGACATTCCTTAAGAAGACTAAGTCTATTCGTGATTTCATTGTTGGTGAAGCTGACAATAAAGAGCGTGATGCAGAGTACTTTAAGAAGCTTCAGGAGAAGTATCCGAAGCCAGAGGAATTTACAACAACAGAATATGCGAAAGAACGTAATGAGATTATTAAAGAGTACAATAAGGCTCTTGAAGAGATCGATGATTGGAAGTCTGAAATGACTAATAAGATTTCAAATATTCTTCGTGATTACAATATCGGTTTGTGGGATGTAAGTTTCGAAATTAGATTCTAGAATTTGCACAAATACCAAAGTATGAGAGCCTAGAGCCAAAATACTATGCGTGATGATTACAGTTGGAATAGATTCTGCGGGATAAAGACACAAGCGCAGCCATTGTGAATTAACACAATCATCAAGAGCCTTGAGCCAAGTATGGGTAGAACACACTCAAAACAGGGTGTATAAACTATGTTATCTAGGTCAATGTATACATGAGAGCCATTGAGCCCTGTTTACGTGATAAGAGATATCCTATGAAAGGTAAGTCGTACAGCATGTATGTATCAAAAGATGTATTTAACGTGATACTAAGAGCTATAAGCCATGAATCCAACGTTATGATGTAAGTTAAATAATTCGTTTTAAGGCAGAGTATATTGTTAAATGGAGTAATTAACCACAAAGACTTCAGAAATGTCTTAAAACGAATTTAAATAAGCTTAAATCGAATGTATAGAACTGACCTAACTATACATTTACAATAAAGAAACTAAAGTCGTTTGAGTATTAGAATACGGACGTAGACCGCGGTTCGAGTCCGCGCATCTCCACCGCTTAGATTATCTATTTTTATAACTTAAATTGTTTTATTATTATTCACTGAAAGTATTACAATGCATTTTAAGGATTACTAATAATATAAATACAGTTTGAGAAAATAGTATTTATAGCAAGTATATCTATATGTGAATATGGGTATACTATTCAATGGGGATGAATTGGCTTTTGATGCGTTCGAAAGGTAAATACGAGACTTATAGTAAATAATAAATCAGAACAATAGTAATATTGTAGACTACACTTGCGTAGCGTAAGTAAAGTCTTGAGCTAAGTGCAGCAATAACAACAAGCATCGACCTGGAATGTCGTTAAACTTCCAAATGAGAGGTTCAGTAATCAGGCTGACAGCATATTAATGTCTGTTTCTCTATTAGCGTAAATTTCGGTTCGAGCCCGAGCCTCTCTCTAGAGTTAATTAACATTATTACTTTAATCATTATCAAAAATGAAGAAAGGGTATAAACAAGCAGTACGAGAACGATTACAACAATGTGGATGTATCTGTGTTATATTGTATAAATATAAGATATATACACGAGTATTAAATCTTATTTATAAATCGTACTTCGGAAATTATTCAAGTAGTCCTAGTAACAATAGTGAAAAGACTAAAATTCTAAATTATATGTTTATGAGATATCCTGGCCAAAATGAATCAGATGTATTTCATAGATTAATTCCTTGGAAAGATTTGTCTGATAACGACAAAATAAACCTTGAGAACATTGAAGGATGGATAAGACAAGAAGAACTAAATTGTAAATAATATGATTATACGAAACATTGATTGGAAAACATTCCCAGAACAAGCTGGTACGTACATCGCTCAAAATAACAAAATCGTATGTATAGTACAATTTGTTGGGTGGTATCCCAATTTAACAGCAAAGCGTGGATTATTGTTAAATAACTTTATGCACGCGCAAGATGAAGAACAATATGATTCTGAATTCATTAAGTCTGTATTACAGAAAAAAGAATTAATTGCAGACAATGATGTATTGAATAGTATAATGTATGACAGAGGAAGATGGTTATTTATGTTACTTCCTGTAGATTACGGCAACTTGCCAATATATCGTGGCATTTACACAAATTCTATTAAACTTACAAGTGACGAAATACTTGAATTATATAATATATACTTAAAGATGGATCAATCTGAAATATCATTTACAAAGATGGTAAGCGTCATTAAAGTAAGATGTAACTGTACAGCCGAAGCGGCATGTAAGTTAATTAATAAATTTGATAAAGTTATGCATGGAAAAGGGTCGTTATTCGAGTGAACTATTAATTAAATCACCATTATTAAAATTCATTCAAAAAGATTGGCTAAAATATCAGATATATAATTATCTTGATAAAAATAAGAATCTTGATCAATACATGTTAATAAATAATAATCAATTAGATACATTGTGGCTTAATGCTTATACAAATATCGAATTAAGGAATATAAATGAATTTGTTAACAGAAGTATTGTATTAAAATTTGGAAGTATATCAGAAGAGACATTTGGAGTATTACTTCGAATAGCTACTGGTATGCTAAATAAATGCAAATCTATAAATGATGCCGAAAAACGTAAATTACATTGTAGTTTATGTTTGAGACTCAAATTAGAATTTAATAGTGTGTTTAATGAAATGTTACCATTTTAACGTGTAAGTTATTGATTTAACTTGTACGTACTAACGAGCGCCGTCTCATATAGCAGTGACAACTTAATAACCGGTTAAATTTGTTGATATGGATAAATCTACTTTACCAAAAATTACAGATAAAGAGATTGCCATTATCAAAAAGGCGAAAGCTGGTGATAAACTAGCTTTTAATCAGATTTTTTACAATTATAAATCTTTTGTAGAAGGAATATTATATGACTATATAAAAGATAAAGACGAAGCTAAAGATATAGCTAATGTTGTTTTTGTGAAAGTTCATGATAAACTCTCTAAATTCGTAAATTACGACTCTTTTGGAGGATGGTTACGAGTTTTAACTAAAAATACTGCAATAGATTATCTGCGTACAATTAAGGGCAAGCAGGTGTATGTTGATCCTAACGATTGGAGAATTGATTTTAATCAAACTCAAAATCGTCATGAAAGTGACATTGTTAATAATATGACACTTGATAGCATCACGTCTAAATTCACAAATCTAACTCCGATTAAGAGGAAAGTACTTACAATGTACTATACAGATGGTTATACAATTGCAGATATTTCAAAATGTTTAGGAACACCAATAGGAACAATAAAATCAATCCTATTTAGATTCCGACAACAAGTGTTTAACAAATTAAAAATTGCTTAACATGCTGCAAATTATGTTATTAGTTGTTGGTGCAATTGTGTGCATCGCAATAGCAAAATTGAACAAGTCTAATAGATTATTTTGGGCTTGTTTCTTAAGCATGTTAGCCGGATTTGTTGGACGTGCTGCAACTTCGAACGCTCATGTTGTAAATGAGACTAAGAAGTGTATTATTAAACAAGATTTGGCAAATAATCCCATGTTGACATCGACGTGCTCGTTGCAGGTAGCTCCTGCCGTAGAAGAGTGCGAAGATACATTCGTTGAGACAAAATCAACAGGTAAGGATTATCAAATCATTGTATTTAATACAGTAGCAGGACATACAAGTTCAAAGGCTATCATGAGTAGAGATCAACCATTTGTTTATGATACAAGTTGAAGAAGATTTATAATTCAATCATTACAATAATATTATAAGCAAAAGTATTTAACAAAATTAGTCTGTAAGGAAGGCTGAGATAAAATCTCAAATTATCAAAATTATGAGTAAGAAGAATAAAAAGAAGAACGTTAATACAGTTAACAATAACGTTAAAACAGCTCCAGTAGCTGAAGGTAAGAAAGATGCAGTTGAAGCAGCAACTCAAGTTGCAGAGACAAATGAAGAGAAGCCAACAGGGCAGATTCCAGATATTCCTACACCAAAGGAAAATCCATCAGAATCAGCCCCAGTACCAACTGCAAATAAAGCAGAACAAAATGAGTTTGCTTCTATCCTTGGAGTAATGAAACAAACATCTGGTTCTGGATTGTCTGCAGACGGATATGTAAGGCTTGCTGGTATTATGGACGATAAGTACCGTAAGGATTCAGCAGCAGCTCAAAAGTATTCGCCAATGTTCCTTAATGGAGCAAGTAGAATTGTGGACACTATTGTATTTGGAACATTGTTGGAACAGGTAGTTAACACTACCACACCGATATCATTGCTTATTCGGAAGAGTTCATTCCCCGAGCTTCAGAATCTTGCAAGTACATTTGGTGTAAAACTTCCTGATGCCGATAAATTAAGACTTCCAACTCCAGAAGATTTGGTGAAGGCTGGAATCAGTCAATCAACAGGAGAAGAAGGAGTACTTGATTTCAAACCGGAAGATATTCCAGAAGATGTAACCAAAAAGATTCAAGACGACAAAAAGAAGGCTGATGCCGAAGTAGAAATGGATCCTAAAAAGATTACTACAAAAGATCAGCTTGTTGCAGCATTAAATAAGATCTTTGCCAAACGTAATAGCAGGAGTGTTGAAAACAATATTCTTACAGCTATTAAGTTTATTAAAGATTATAGATATGCTGAACTCGAAAGAGATGGTAATAGTAGCGAGAAGAGAGCTGTACTTGATTCTCGAAACATTGATGATTGGATTCAGGACGCAATTAGCATTACAGAACCTACATTGATGTTTCGGCAAATTGGTTCAAATCTTGCAAAATACTGTGTTGAAGACGAATCTCCGGTTGGAGCATTTCTGTCTATGCGCTGCGCTCTTAAATTCAGAGGAGAATGCGCTTTATCTGATGAAGAGGTGGCAGAAATTGTTAAGTTTATCGTTTTGTGGTATAACACCTATGTTACCGCAGAAAACACAGATAAACTTAAAGGTAAGCTTACTAAGTCCGCAAAAGAGGTTTTGCAGACAGAGCTTGATACTGCCAATAAGGCGGTTCATTATCTAACACATTTTGATAAGGCTATTCCAGAAAAGGTAGTAGACGCTTATAAGCCTGGTACACCTGGGTCTATTAAGAAATTATATTTCTTTACTAGAAGCGAATACTTCGCTAAGGAAATTGCTGGAACAAAGACGTCTATTATCGAAGAGTCGTTTGTAAATCTTATGTACAATGTTCAACAAAAAGTTGGCGTAATTGGCAATCTGTTCTTGCCTCAATCTGACAAGGTTGAGAAGTATAGTGATGCTAATATTAAACCGCTTGAAAAAAGCGAAGCTGCGAAGGAGGCTGAATCTGGAGAGTCCGCAAAGGAAGCTTCAAATTCTGGAACTTCAAATGCGGAGGATGTGGCAAAAAAATAACCGCGTTCTTCGTAGCTGCCAGAAGTTTAATAAAGCGCAAATTAAAGGTAGCCGTGGATGTCCTGGAGGAAGTCTTAAGGCGTGTGAGAACTGCAGTCTCAAACGGAAGCGAAGATGACGGTCCAGTAGACATAGAACACAACTATCATGTTGAAAAATAAATCATTATCAAAATGAAAAAAGTAGTAACAATAGCAAGTTGTTTAGCATTATTAACATTTGGCTGGATTATTGGTCATAATGATGATACTAAACCAATGGCATCACCACCTGCACAACAAGTGGTATTGCCCGTAGACATGCAGCTGACTATGTACAAGAATGCTGTAGAGAGTCTAACTAATAAGTTGCAGAATAAAATTGATTCTGTAACACAACATGAAGTTTCTAATCCAGATACAATTAGAGTACCTGTACCCTATCGTGTCGTACAAGAGAAAATAATCCATTATCCTCTTGTATTTATAGCAAAACAGGCAACTGAAGAGCAAGTTGAAGAAAATCACTCTGCTAATGATAGTGTACGCATTATCGAATAATTAGTTCAGATTCATATTAGGTCTCATTAGCCTAAGAATCGATGTAATAATTACTTGGTCTGAGAATATGTTAACCCTCTCAAAGGGCGAGAATACGCAAAAGGTAAGACGAAATGATATTTGTGTGAAAAGCAAATATCAAGTAGGAGAAGCGTTGTATCAACTCCTAACTGCCATGAGAACCGTTTGGTGATGGATAAACAGTGAAACGCATAAGTCGCAAGAAGCGCATAATGAACCGTATCGGAATCTTATACATTGAGGTACACAAGTATGAGCGAACGACACACGAGCCGCAACTATTAGCTTCCAAACCTAATAGATTTGTACTACGCTTACTCTAGTGTTCATGGTCTCCAAAGCCATTATGAAGGGAGGAAAAATAGCTAAAAGAATAGACTAGTTAAGAGAGACTGTAAGAATCTACCTACAGCTATATCGTAAATATAGTGCTTAAACAAAATCCTTGACGTTAGATTCGTCACATCTCAGTTTAATGGGTGGCAGTGATCGGGTAATGTGTATGCTGAAAATCTTTTCCCTATTTGTAATAACTGACCGCCAGCCTTTAGTCGTTTATGCGGTATATAAAAGTTAAATGACGAGCAAGCAGAGGAAGCTTGTGTCGGAAAGACCGACCCACGCCACGAGTCCGTGAGAAAAAGACTGATGGTAATATCCAGAAAAGACATTAGCAATCTAATATGGATATGATAAACGGCGACTACGTTACAGTCAAAAGAAGTTCTTAATGCAGACTAAACATCTGTCGCTTGGAAGCGTACAAAGCGTAACGTGAATTGTATTCGAGATATATCACTCCAGATATATTGACCTACCTTTCATCTTCTTAATACATGGATAACCGAAACAAACAATTAGAAGTTAGTACACTTACAAATATCTTTACAGTGCTGTAAGTATAACTCTAAATATGAAACAGAAATTCAAACGTGTAGAAGTGTAGTTCAAAGTACTACAGAATAAAAACAAACAGAATAGTAAGCTGGTAATTTATATTGTCTAACAATCTTATTGCGGTTCGACTTGAGCATATTCACATGTCTGTTGTAAAGATAAAATATGTAATAAGCCAGAGCAATAATAGTGCCAACCGTTATCGTCAAAAGGTCTATAAGGTAAAATATGCAGTGAAATGTATGTGTAAACTTGACGCAGACTTACGGGAACCCATAGAAATTCTACGTACTGTCTCTACGTAGAATAAGCGAGGCGAGTAATCGCGTAGCGTACAGCGGAAAACGAGTGCAATAAGTATCGGTAGCGTATCGAATAAAGCATGGGCCGTAACAGGTTGGAATCCTGGATATTCGCGCACGATAAACAAAGAAATCCTGGAATAATGGTCGATGTGGGTGTTTTGAAACATAAACAGCATTGTTCAGCAAAGAAGTAAAAAGCCGTAGCATCAAAGACTCTTCTGAAGAGTAGATGGTCCGATAAAGAAACGTACTCCTCACGTTAAGAAGGAAATAGGTTATTGATTGTTCTTCCTACAAAATGCCTTTGCCGAAATAGAACAGGGGAGCTATCCTAATCAGTATCGAAAGACTGTACAAATAGCAGACATAATAGTAACTTGGAATGACTCAGCACTGGAACTCTCCACGATGCTTGGACACATTAGAGCCTTTGACGGTTATTTCAAGTAATTTTATAAAGTATAATAAAATAATTCGTATTACTAGTACATGACTGTACTGCACCAATTGTGGAGTTTATAGCTTTATAACTAGTAATACACAGTAATAGATAGACGAACAAAGTAGTCGATAATTCGTCCATAGCAACATAGTTGTGCGGTTTGTGTATTACTAATTACAAAAACGACCTCTCATATGCACGGTTAACCAAATTTGTGTAATAAAGAGTATAAGCGAATTGCCGTAAGGCATTAATAGTTCTTATGAACACAACAGATTAAAATAATTTTCGTGGTGAATCAATCACGAAATCAAAAAGGAAAATTATTATGAATAATGTAAATATTAACGTAGAAATTAGCCCAAGGGGGCGTAAAGTTGTTATGGCGTATGGTTCAATGTTTGGCCGTCAGTTGTTCACAGTATCTTGTGTAAATGTTGATCTGAAGTTCAACGAGAAGCGAGAAAACGTTTCGGAAAATGGAGAACTTCTGCCGATACGACCTGTCCATCGTTATAAGATTCGTAAGATCGATGTAATAAGTATGGAGTACGCTCAGGACATTGATGGTACTCCTATGATTATTCTCAACAAGGGCATTAAGGATAAGGCTGGTAAGGAAATTGAAATTACCTTGCCATTGCAGATGCCGAAGTTCGACATAGAGCCTACAAATGAGAATATTAAGATGGCAATTGAAAATATAGCCAAGTCTGGTGAGCCAATTTACTTTAAGTGTCTTGAAAAGCTTACTGAAGCGGTTAATCGTTTGAATAAGAATGAGAAGGCTCGCGTTGATAATTTGATTTCAGACCTGCAGGGTCAATCATCGCTGCTTGGAAAGACGATTAGTAAGGATACTGCATATGTAACAGAATACAAGAAGCAGTGCGGTATTCTTGACGATCCGGCACTTGATGCAACAGTTCACGTTGAAGCTACAGTTGAGGAATAATTATGAACAACCGTCTGTCTCGTGCAGACGCGTTGCTTGTACAATATCTACTTGAAGATCCTACAATTAAGGGGATTCTTGTAGATAACGACAAGAAGGAAGTATATAGTTCGTGTAGTGTAAGTGAAGATGGTTCTATAACATTTGGCAAGACCTGCGTAAAATGGTGGAATCGTTTAATCGGAGACGAGCGAACTATTTCCTTTAACGAGTTTGCAATGAAAGTAGCGTCTGCAATTAGCGGACAAAAGAACAATACAAACCAAAAGATTTTAAATGGTCTTTTGGGAGTTATTGCAACTAAGGGTATACAAAATGAGGATTACTCGTATGTTATTGACCAATTGTTAATAGCTACAAAGTTTGGTATGAAGAATAGTCCCTTGAGCTGTAAAGTCATGGGAATCGACAGTGGAGACCCCACGGAAGGAGATTTCAATACAGATAAAGCACAAAAGATTAACATTCATATCGATCCTATGGCATTCTCTCATAAGTTTGCCCTTAATCCATTTGGAGAAACAATAAATGTGAAAGGACACGTACAATTTGATCAGATTGATTAGTAGTACTGGAGACCCCAGTTAAAACGAATATTAATTAGATTATTATATATGTTTAATTGCATACAATATAACATTAGTAGTCTAACCAGCTACTAATGTATTTTAATGGTTATGATGGACGGGTGTGTGGCTGGAAACCCCAGATAAAACCCAGGTTCGACTCCTGGGCACCTTCTAGGAAGACGTATAGTTCAAGATTTATTATTAACTTAAAATATATCAAGCTTATGAATAAATCAATTAATTTGAACTCTACAAATATTATTAATACACGTGATAATCTTAGTAAGAAGATTTCTTCTTATTGGAAAACTATTGAGTCTACTAATCTTATGTCTAAGAAGGCAGTGAAAGATGGATATCGTAAATATGATTTGAAGTCTCTTTATAATCAGATTACTCAAATGGCAATTAATCGTGTAAAATCAAAGCTTCTTATGAATGCTATTAATAGTGGAATTAAGAAGTTTAATTTTAAGGATATTAAAAACGATCACTATTATCGTATTTATATGCTTAATGAGCTCAATGAGCAGAAAACGCATCTTACTATTGTAAAAACTAAACATACTATTGATCCTGCGACTAAGGCAAAACTTAGTAAGAAAGGCATCAGTAAGGATGAGGTGTTTACTAACGCTAAGTGTGCGCAGCTTATTGGCGACATTGATATTAAGATTCAAGCTCTTAAGGCAGATATTGAAGAATTCAATAAGAATGCCAAGATTGAACTAGAGATCGATGACAACGAAACATTTACTACGGAATTTACTCTATAGTTAATTATATTGGGTGTTTATGGTAACGTGCGAAAAATCACGAACTTGTTCGACTCAGTTACACCTTCACTATCAAAGCAACATGTATAATTAAAACATAATCAATATGAAAACGAATAAGAAAACTTTAAATAAATTGGCAAATAAAAATAATTTTACGTATAAAAATCTTGTATTCTTTAGAGAGTCCGTAAACAAACCAAAATATGACCAAGAAGGCAATTTAATTTGCATTTCACGGCCTGTTTCTAGCCGAGTGACATATGTTATAGGCAAGACTCTTAAAAAGGCAGCAGAAGACGTTAAAATACGTTATTTAGCTAATATGGAAAAGAACAAAGCTGGAAGTTTTAAGCAACCGAAAAATTGGACACCAACGTTTAAAGCATCCAGTACGAAACTGACGCACAATGATTATCTTCATGGTGTAGCAGTTAATCGTCTGAATAAATGGGATAAGAAAAATCCTGGTCCAGAACTAAAAGATATCGATAAACTTTCTGATAAAGATAAGCTTATTTACATGAATAGTCTTGACGAACATAACAAAATGCGCAGTGATGTGTTTAGCAAGATTGTAAGTGAGATAATGGTTACCGAGCGTGAGAGAAGTAAACGATATATGGTCTTAACTACTATCAAGGGAGATCCGTATAAACTTCAACCAGAAGATCATACGTTATTCTACGGTAGATTTAGAAAAAGACAAACAGCAGAAAAAGCGTATATAAAAGCTACAACAGATGCTTATAAACTCGGAGATAAGTTTCTTAGGTCAGAACTTACAGAGTTTAGAAGAGGACTCTATTGTGGATTCAAGGTTCATCATATAGATCAACCGGACGCAATTAATCATATTTCTGCTATCATGAAGCCTATATTGCAGACGTGTAATATACCTTCAAAGAATTCTGCAAAGATATTGGATATATCACAGCAGAATGCTGAGTTAAAGGCAGCATAAACACAATATATAAATCGTCAGAGCTTTAAGTCAGTACGATTTACAAGGAGAGTTTGGAATACGAGTTTTATCATGCAATACTATTATTAATCGAGCAATTGTTTCAGTATACGATGTGATTCTTACGGGCTCGTAGTGGGTTTGACTCCCACCTCTCCACAACTGTTTTTATTTAATTTATATATTTTGTTTTTCTTTAGCCAGAATACACACAGTCGTGGCATTCGTGAGAATGTAAGAGGTTGGATTCCTCTGTATTCTCTTCCGTTTAGTGGTAAAGAACCGTCGTTGTGAAACGATAGATTCTTGGAGGTTATGGTACAGTAATAGATGATCTTAATAATAATGTTGGTGAATGACCCTGATCGTCGAACTTTGGTGTAAGGTTACTGGGAGGTTTGATTCCTCTACCTCTTCTAATCAAGAGTCTTAGAACTATGATTATTAAAGATTTGATAGCTAAAGTTTATGATATTGAAGTGTTTCCTAATTGCTTTCATGTAACAATAAAAGATACAGAAACAAATCAATATTACAAATTTGAGATATCTAACAGAAAACAACAAATAGATGAATTATGCGACTATTTTAAAGCAAAGAACGCTATATTTGTAGGGTACAATAATCATTTTTATGATGATTTAATAATTAACTACATTATAGAATATCATAAAGTAATGAATAATAAATCATATTACGATATTTGTAAGTCTTTGTATAATATGTCGCAATTAATTGTGAATGATGAAGACAACGAAGATACAAGATCTAAATTGTCTCATTGGAAATACGCTAATTATTTTAAATCTATGGACATTCTTTCAATGTTATTTTCAAGAAAACTGAGAGTAGGATTGAAATCAATGCAGATGACAATGTATTATAAGAATGTGCAAGAATATGATGGAGATTTTAATAGCCCTATACCAGATTCTAAAATAGACGAAATGATTAGTTATAATATTAATGACGTAGATTCTACTGCAGAGTTACTCAATCGCTGCAAAGAAGACGTAGAGCTACGACTTTGGATTGAGAATGAATATGGAATAGATGCCCTTAGTATGGATAGCGTAAAGTTTGGGGAAACTTATCTTGCTAAAGAATATTGTAACAAAACAAACATTAGTTACAATGTATTAAAGGAGAAGAGGTCTCCAATGGATGAAATACCATTAAAAGATGTTATTTTCCCATTTATTTCATTTCAAACACCCGAATTAATAGCAGTACTTGATGATATGAGAAAGCAAGTAGTATCATCTAAGGAGCGAAAAGGTTATGAGAAGCAATTTGTGCTCTCAAATAGAAGGTATTCTGTTGGAGTTGGAGGTCTTCACAGTATAAACTCACCAGAAATATTTCTTCCGAGTGAAGATGAATATATAGGACATGCTGATGTTACAAGTATGTATCCTAGTTTATTAATCATCTACGAATTAACGCCACGTCACCTCGGTAAAGACTTCTTAAGCATTTACGAAGGAGTATATAAAGAAAGAGTAAATGCGAAGCATAGCGGGCAGAAGAATAAGAATCTTGCTTTAAAATTGGTTCTGAACTCTGTAACAGGTAAAATGCAAGATGTTAATAGTTGGATGTACGACCCATTCAATGTCTTTAAAATCCGAATTAACGGACAATTGATATTGTTAATGCTCATTGAACGTCTAGTTAAATTAGGTTGTAAGATAGTACAAGCTAATACTGACGGTGTAATGTACGTTGTAAAAAAGTCAAGTCGTAATGCTGTCCAAGAAGCTATTACTGATGTTGAACAGATAACAAAATTAACATTCGAAACAGGATGCTATGAAGCGTTTTATCAATACGCGATAAACGATTATTTCGGAATAATCGAAGGTTATGGCATATCACATGACCCAAAATTGATAGAAAAGAAAGGTATGTTTATTACAGATACAAAATTAGGGAAAGGTTTATCTCCTACCATTATTCCTAAGGCTGTAATAAACTACTTTGTTAATAAAGTTCCTATTATAGAAACTATTAAGAATTGTAAAGATATAAAAGAATTCTTAATGGGACAAAGAGTAGATAAAAAATTTAAAGTTGAATACAACAATAAGTTTATATCTAGAATAAATCGTTATTATGCTAGTACAAACGGCTATTATTTATATAAAGTAGATGATAACCAAAATCCAGATGCAATATTCTTTAAAAATGCTATAAAGAAAGTTAAGTATACTAATATGCTTACTAAATCTGGAGTTGCTATTTTAAACCTTCTTGATGATACTCCAATAGAAAAAAGACATATAAATTATATGTATTATATATCGGAGGCTAAGAAGATAGTAAATGCGCTGCAAACGGTACAATTGGAACTATTTGAATAATTATCGTTAACCTATGAGTATAAGATGATTGTAGAACTTAACACTGCATTATTAAATGCTAGTGAATCTATAAATTCAAATCAATTAATTTTCCTTAGTTTGGTATTAGATAAGAATCAAAAAAATAATCAAGACGTCCATCGTTTAGTCAGCCTTTTAAATGACGACGACATACCAAACTTAATCAAGTTAGGACTCATTACATCGATAGAGAGAGGTAAAAATACAATTTATAAACCTACCGAAAAATTGCTAGACTTAGTAAAGCCTAAAAAAGAATTTTTCGATTTGTTTTACGAAATGTATCCTGTATATGTTACTAGAAAAGATGGTGTTAAATCATTCTTACGTACTAACGTCAACAAATGTAGAAATATGTACAATCAGCTTGTAGGTAATAGCCAAGCTATGGCCGAGCATCTTAATAAATGTCTTGATTTCGAGATAAATAAAAAGATGAAAACTGGTAATATGTGTTTTATGAAAACTATGTGGCGTTGGCTTGTAGATCATACATGGGAAGAGTCTGAACAAGAGATGACAGAAGATATTAAACAGGAGGATATGGGGTATGGAAACGAACTCATTTAATCTTTCTATACGCCCAATGAACGATGTTGTAGCTGAAGCAATTCAGTATATAAAAGGTCGCAGAGATCATACAATATCATCATTAAAAACTCGCTGGAATAAATTTAACAATGTATGTATGGGAGGTATTGAACCAAATACCATATATACAATTTCTGGAATATCGGGCAGTGGAAAATCAAGTTTTGCAAATTTGATAAGTACAGATTTAATTGATTTGAATAAAAATAAAGATATAGTAGTATTAGTTTTCTCATTAGAGATGGTTGGATTTAGGCAAATCGGAAGAACGTTATCAAATAAGCTCAATGTAACGACTTCTACTTTGTATAGTTCTCAACAGGACCTCGATTACGGTACTCTGAAAAAAGTAATCGATGTATCCAATGAATTAAAAGAGTATCCAATCTATTTTATAGATAATCCAGGTACTCCACAACAAGTTGATACTGCTATTGAAAATTTCTATCAACAATACATTAAGGGAACAGATAAATATTTTGTCATATTTTATGACCATTCTCTATTAACAAAGAGAGTTGGAAGTGTAATAGAAACTATATCTGAACTTGAAAATGTGTTCATCAAACATAAAAAGAAAGCTAGAACAAGTATAATTCAACTTTCTCAAATGAACAGAGAGATAGAAAAACCGGAACGTATAAACAATCCACAAACGCATTATCCAATGCGTAGTGATTTATCGTCATCTGATGCTATGTTTCAAGCAAGTGATTATGTGTTCGTTATTCATAGACCAGAACTTCTTCATATTAAAGAATATGGTCCTATGCGTCTTCCTACACAGAATAAAATATATCTTCATCTACTAAAGAATAGAGACGGAGGTAAACCATGCATACTTGAATTTGAAAATGACTTAGCACATAATAACTTTATTGAATGCTAATGACGATATATAAAAGAAAGGCTGAATTTATGAAGACATATAACTTTAAGATTAATAAGAGTACTAAAAAGAACACAACAAATGTGATTAACGATATGAACAAGAGTTTTCTTGATGCAATTTTTAATTTTGCACCATATCTCAAGCCTAAGACTGAGAAGAAAACTATTGACGTGTTCTTTACAAAGCCTAAAGATTTGTCCGACAACCTTAATTTCTATAAGGCATGTGAGTTCTTATCCAAGTATAATAGCGGAAAGGATGAGTACGATTACGAGCTTGCAGACGGTACACCCGTTCGTATTTTCGATGATGAGATTCAGATTGGATATGATGTAATCCCATTTGATTATATTCTTACTCCAAGCAAGTATGCACAATTCTTCACTCCAAAGAAGAAGAAACTTATCATCGATATCGCTATTAAAATGGCTGCGTAATAACAGCTTAATAATTTAACCATTAAAGACGTATAACGCATGGATGGATTAATATTACCAACTTCTCCAATTAAAGCAGTATCAGAGAATCCTAAATATTTAATTCTATATGGCCTTCCCAAGGCAGGTAAGACATCATGTCTCGCACAATTAGATAATAATCTAATTATAGACTTAGAAGGTGGTTCAACATTTATAGATGCAATGGCTATACAATGTAGAACAATTACAGATTTAGGAGAAGCTGCTGCTGCAATTAGGGCAAAAAATAAAGAAGTAGGATACAACTTCTATAAACATATAACAATTGATAATGCTACTAGATTAGAAGATATCTGCATGGGTTATGCTTGTCAATTATATAGACAAACAGAACTCGGAAAGAAATGGACTGGCACCGATGTAACAACATTACCACATGGTGCTGGATACGGATATCTTAGAACTGCAGTAAAGAAAGTCATTGACATGTTCAAAGACCTGTGCGATGAATTTATTCTCGTAGGACATGTTAAAGACAGTATTGTAGAAAAAGATGGTGTGGAAACATCGGCAAAAGAAATCGATTTAGTAGGAAAATTAGGAAAGATAGTTTGTGGTTTAGCAGACGCTGTAGGATATGTGTATCGAAAAGGGAATGAAACTCACATTTCATTTAAAGGTGGTACAGATGATACTATAATGGAAGCTAGAGCACGACATATTTCTAATAAAGATATTGTTATTGCTACTGGTAACGAAGACGGCACAATAACAACGCATTGGGATAAAATTTATAAGAAATGAAAGAACTATTAGATAATCTTATAAACGCATATGCATTAGCATATGTTAATAAAGCAGAGCTTCCTTCTTGGGATTTTATTTGTAATACGAATGTGAAATTGGCCAACGAGGAATCAGAAGAAGAATATAGAAGTAGAATTAATGAAATAACGAAATAATTATGTTTAGTACGAATACAGCTACAATTAATAATAATGCATTTGATTCTAATTATATGGATCCTGGTATTAACGAGAATGTTACTCTTAAAGAAGTTTCAGTAGAGACTTCAGCGCAGGGTAAACAATTTCTTAAAATCGTATTCGAAAATGAAGCTGGTAAAACAGCTGATTTTACAGAATGGGAAAACACCAAGGGTTTGTATATTAAGACAGACGAAGATTTGCAAAATGCAAATAATAGACAGTTTGGTAGAATTATTCAACTTATTAATTGCTACTTTGAAAAATGTCCAGAAGTTGAATTAAATACATTTGTAGACATGATTAATTGGGTTAAATCCACATTGACTCCATTAATTCCTACAAAGAAGAAGTTGCGTCTTAAGGTAATATACGATAAGAAGGGATATATTACAGTATCCAAGAATGGATTGTATGTAGAACCAATGGACGTAAAAGATTCTCAGATTAAGATGTTCGCTCGCGATTTAGTTGAGCGTCCAGTCCAAGCAGACGTTGAAAAACCTGTCGACCCGCTTGCTTCCGCAATGGAAAGTACTCCGGAAACTGAGAAGAATATAGGTAGTGACTTACCTTTCTAAAAAGTCTGGTGGAGCACAGTTAGGACTCTGTTTAAAAGTCCATATGCCGCAATGTTGGAATTGGTAGACAATTCAGACTTAAAATCTGATGACCATATGGTCGTGCGAGTTCAAGTCTCGCTTGCGGTACATTTGTCGTTATAGCATTTTCGGTTCAATGCAAGCCACATTTAATGGCTAGATTACCAGGTTCAACTCCTGGAACGGCGCAATAAAATTTAAGCTTATGTATAGCACTAAAAATGCCATAACCATGAGTCTTAAAGATATTCTGGAAAAGTTGAGTGATTATGATATTTATGCATACTATATGGGTAAGTTCCAAGTAGGAAAGCTATATAATAGTCCTCTAAGAAGCACAGATAAAATACCTAGTTTTGCAGTGTTCCCAAGTAGGAATCGTGATTTATTATTTAAAGATCATGGCTCTGGACAATCTGGTAATGCTATTACATTCTGTAAATTAATGTCTGGTGTAAAAACTAGAGAAGGATTAGAAAAAGAATTATTAAAAATCCTTAAAGCTTCTAATCCAGACAGCATTCGTTCTCGAACTGTTCAATATACTCCGTCGTCTGGATGTAATATTGGGATAGTACGTCAACCGTTTACGGATGCAGACGACTTATACTGGACACAATTTGGAATAACTAGAAAAACTCTTAAGTTATACAATGTGTTCAGTATAAGGTATTTTTTGCTAAATAATATAGTAAGAGCAATATATAAAAACGATTGTCCAATGTATGCGTATAAAGTCAATAATCATTTTAAGATATATCGACCATTAGCACCAAAACAAACTAAATGGCGTAACAATATGACTTCATCTGACATACAAGGATTTAATCAATTAAACTTAAACAAAACAAGTATACTAATTATAACAAAATCAATGAAAGATGTAATGGTGTTATACGAAATGGGGTACAACGCAATATCTCCATCTAGTGAAACTACATTTATTGATGATAATGTTGTAAATTGGTGTAAATCAACATTTAAGCATGTTTTATTGCTATTTGATAGAGATAAAACAGGTGTTCAACGAACTAGAAAGTTTAGTAAAAAATATGGATTAGATTCATTTCTAATTAATAAAAAGTTTAAAGCTAAGGATATATCTGATGCTGTTAAGATTAATGGTTTTAACACAATTAAAGACTGGTTAGATAACACTTTAACTAAATATAAAAATGATTGAAGTATGTATAACTTCGTTTGCTCTCGGTATAGTAGCAGGAGCACTTGCCGCGCTTGTAACAACACATTACGAGTTGCGTAAATTCAAAAAAGAGGAATCTAACAAGCCTAAATCGTATAATATACGTATGAAGGCGCGTTATGAGGAATCTTAAATCTACAGGAAGAGTGAAGAATGCGACAAAAGTCACTAAGTATGGAATAAATTTCAGAAGTAAACTCGAACTCTATACTTATGAAGCTTTTACTAATGCCGGAATATCGGCTAAATATGAGCCAAAGCATTTCACTCTTCTTAATAAGTTCGAGTTTCAAAATGAAAAGATTAGACCGATTACATATTTGCCAGATTTTATAGGAAGCTATAAGGGAAAGAAATTTGTAGTAGAATGTAAAGGAATGATAACAGAATCATTTCCATTACGGTTTAAGCTTTTTAAATACTACCTTAAAAAACATCGTAGTAAGATGAAATGTTATATGGTGAGAAATCATAAACAGGTAGACGAAATGATTCGAGACATTAAATGCAGTGAACCAAATGAATAATGATTTTATTAAAGTTGGAGATAGAATTACTCTGTCACCAAAAGGGTTAAATTACGATTTAAAAAAAGGTAAGGTATATAATCTTAAATACGAAAGATATGAAGGTTATTCATATCTTGAAATAGATGGACATTTAACAGTTCCATCTAAAATATATTCTAGTAAACAAGAAGACGCTCTTATTGATAGAACATTATCTTATTTTAATAAATACAACAAATCGGTAGGAGTTTTACTTGAGGGACTTAAAGGTTCTGGCAAAACTTTAACTTGTAAAAGAATAGCTAATAAATCAGAACTGCCAATTATAGTGATTGACGAAACGTATCCATCTGTAAAATTAGTTGAATTCTTTACTAAGATTAATACTGACGTTGTAGTTATATTAGATGAAGTCGAAAAGAATAAAAATTGGTATTCTGAAGACTTGCTATCATTTCTTGATGGAGTGCAAGATACGTGCAAAAAAATAGTATTAATGACATGTAACGAATCTACTAAATTGTCTGATTATCTTAAAGATAGATGTAGTCGTGTAAGATATTTAATGCATTTTGATGGATTGTCAGATGAGATGATTAGAAGAGTTATCGATGACAAACTTGGTGATTCAAATAGATGTGAATCTGTATTTAATTTTATAAGTTCTAATTTTGAGACAAAAAGCTATGATAACGTTATTGAATTCATAAACGAAATTAAGACTTTCCCAGAAGAAGATTATAACGAACTTGCAAAATTAATGAATATTAATACTATTGACGAAAATGTCGACATATATAACAGAAATAGGAAGACTTCAGAAAGAGAAGACGAAAGCGTGGAACAAGTTTCTAAATACGAATCCGACCCTATATGCGATAAATGCCGTGAAGGTGTGGCATGCTGTAGATGTTAAAATAAAAGAACTTGAATTGCTAGAAAATGGATATTAAAATACCGTATTATGAAGATATGACCCGTATTTCAAATTCCAATATTGGTTGGTTTTTGAAGTATGGGCCTATTTATTTACATGACAAACTAACTGGGAAGGTAAAAGAAGATTCTACTCAAGCTATGACAAATGGTACTATGATTCATGAATTTCTTTTACAGCCAGAAGAGTTTGATAAAGATTATATAGTTACTGACTTTAAAAAACCTTCTACTCCAAATCAAGATAAGTTCTGTGATGAACTTATAAATACACTTGAAATAGAGCCAGATAAAGCACTTATAAACGCATATAAAGCTGCCTATAAGACAAGTTATAAGGATGACGATAAAACGCTGTCTAAAGCAAAGGAAATGGCCTCTACATTAAAGGGATATATTGATTATATGAAACGTAATGATAAACGTATTCCTGTTAGTAAATGGGAGTATGAACGACTTTGTAAAATTAAAGATTTAGTAAAAGAGCATGGATATGCTTGGAATTTATTATATCCAAAAGTCGGAGAGTATTATCACGAATTTCATATTAATTGGGAGTATTCATTCCAAAATCCATTAACAGATAAAGATTCTGTTATAAAATGTAAGTCATTACTTGATCATGTATGGTTTGACTTTGATAATAAGAAATGTGTAATAGCAGATATAAAAACAACTGTTAATATACATAATTTTAAAGAAAGTGTAAACCATTATGATTATACAAGGCAATTATATTTCTATAGTTTAGCCGTTAAATGGTATCTTAAAAATGAGCGTAATCAAGAATTGCGTGACTGGGATATGCGATTCTATATTATAGCAATTGATACAATACAAGTAAATGAAGTTAGATTGCTTAAAATAAAAACTAAAGATGTAGAATCTGGTAAGAATATTGTAAATGTATTAAATGCATTAAAAGATATTTGTTGGCATCAGACTAATAATAAATGGGATCATAGCAAGGAATATTATACTAATTTTGGAGTAGAAATGCTTAATTTAGATGAGTGATTTAGCAAAAATAATATTGCCTTTTTTGAGCGATTGTCTTGTGAAAGAAGATTGCTCGACAGAATCAGGATTTGTTAATTTATATATTAACGATACTGACAATCCAACTTTCGATAACGAAATATACTTAATGTATGATGATTCAATAAGAACTGAACAAAGTATTAAAACTGCACGAAAATTAAGCAGTTTAATAGAAGTTAAGTTTGTAAAGAATAGAACAATAAATAATAAGCATTATATTATTTATCAATTCTATACTAATAGAAATTTAAGAAAATTTACAGCTCCTTATTTGAATTTGAATGCAAAAGAGAAAATAACCATCATAAAATTCTGGAATGATTATGATACAGTTTTTGAAGAATTGTTATCTAAATCAATATTAGGATTTGATGGACACGATAGTATACCTCCAGCGGACTATAATGGTTCGTATTATGAGTATACTAAAAATGATTTAATTGTTTAAATAGAAAAAGGGTAGCACTCTACAGATGTAGAATGTTACCCTTTGTTTTTCTTCTATTTATAGGTAAGTTATTTATAGGCTCATATATTAAGGAGCTGGAGGTGGTGGAGGAGGAGCAACAGGAGCTGGAGGTGGTGGAGGAGCTGCAAATCCAGTATTGCTATAACTGCGATATGGGGATTTAAATTCTTTAGTTTTATTAGGATTATACTAATACGGACCATGATTCATCCAGTAGTCTTTAATTGGTACATGTTTTCCAAACATATTGACAGATCTAAATGAATTCGCAGATTGGCCAATAGTACCCAAATTATCTCTATAATAAGACGTGTTATTTTCAAGCGCTGGGTTTGACGTTGAAGTATGAATATTCTTTGAAAGACCGATGCCCTTCTGCATATTATACACCTTTTTCGGATATTTTTTATATCCTCCACTTCTAACTAAATCGTCTTTATTCTAAACATATGAAGCATCAGAGGGACCTCTAGATGTCTAAAATCTCCAAAACGCATCCCACCATATTTCAACAGCGTCTCCGAAATTTAGATTACCAGTATTTTGCAGCTATTGAGTTTGTGTAAATGGCGCTGTAAAGAAATCGACCATTCCAATGCCAGGGACATAATTGTTAAAATAACTAGATACGCCTCTTTCGTATGCATTATACAGCATCATTCTCCATACGCCTTTCTAAAAATATTCTGATGGTGTATTAGCGATACCAGTTGTATATTTTAGAGCAATTTCTTGCTGCGAGCCATTCATCCCGTCTTGTATATTAGATTTATTAATATACTATGGATAATGGGCCCATTGCGAAATTAGCGGCTACGTAAAAAGCATTGCTATATAAGTAATCGCAGCAGATGCTAATATATAAAACGCTTTCTTTTGACCCTTGTTAAATTTTGGTTTCATTTTAGAATTTTTGTCATTAATCATAGCCTATTTAATCCTGTAATAGATAGTCTATAATCCTTGAAAGAAATTTCTAAAAATTGCAGAATCTTCACGTCCTGTAGCAGGATTAAAATGCCCACGATAATATCTATCTTCATTTGTCATTGGCCCGTAACTCTTATTTTCTTCTTCTTTAGAGCCTTTAACAGTTCTTCCCTATGAATTTACATCGTTATCATTTGATTTTTTTTCAGTAGTATGTCTATATGTATTATTTCCTCCAAGTACTTCATTTGTGGCGTTTACAGCCCATTTACGCATGCCAAAGAAACTGCGTACACCAATATGTTTTTCATATGGAGACGGAATATCAGAATTTCCAAGGCCATTAACTAAAGCCGCTCCATTATTTAATCTAGATCTAACATTTTCTTTCAGTCTTGAAGTTACATAATCTTTAGCCCAATCTTCAATATTTAATTGTTTGCTTTTATGACTAAAATTATATGCATCAAATAGAGTCTTGTTTCTAGACTTGATATAATAGGCCATTCTAATAATAGACTTTGATATACCTTTCTATTCGGCTATGTTTTTTAATTCTTCCCAAGAATAAAATCCTGGGTCAATTCCATATTTGTCAAGAGAATCTATGAGTCTATAGTTTTTGTACATTGCTACAGTTAAAAATGAGTTTCCGATTCTATCACACATTTCAAATACAGCCATCGCTAAGTGTGATCCAACCTTTCTTAATCTAGATTTATATGTATCACGGAATCCTTCACGTTTAGATTTCGAAAGATCATTTAAATACATTAACGCCGGGATTTTTGAAGAAGGTAATATTGTGCCACAATTAACAAGACTATATATTAAAGAAGGCAAACTTCTTCCAATAGAATATACAATATCCGTTAAATTTAGTCGACCTGTTTGTTGCCCGAAATACGAAAGCAAATATATTGTCGAACCAACAAATCCAGCAACAGCTGATGGTGTATTAAATCCAAGCATCTGTAACGATGCAACACCAACAAAAGTGCCTATAATAGTCCATATTCTTCTTGATTTAACACTTAGTGGCTAATCAGAACCAAAACCTAATCCAGATTCTTGATAATACATAGTCTAAAGCATTTTTCTAAAGTAAGTATATGAATTAGACTATTTTGCAGACATTTTACTTTGATCTCCACCTCTAGACTGTTTATTCATTACCTTATCGGCAGTAAGTATTTCATTTTCAATAGCTTTAAATGCTTTAAAATTCTCAGATTCTATAATAAGCTACATAACTCCACACACTAAGTCTGTTGACAAATGCTTAGGATCTTGAAGTTTATTCATAAATCTAGTTGCCAATGTATACTTTCTATTTCCAGTAAAATCTACTGGTAAATCTCTAACATCGCGAATATCGCTATCTTGACGCTATCCAGTAAAGTAATTGTCTATGAATTTAAGGATTGAAGATTTAGGCGATCTAAACCACCTGGAAATCATAGCAGATCCTCCAGCTTCAATCTAAGGGACACGGTTATCATAAATACCTTCAAATCCCATATCATTGAAGCATCGTTTAATTTCTTCCGTTAAAGCGTCCATTAACTAGAGCTATTCAGGCAAAAGTTTGCCATACTCCGTATTTGTGTACTTAGATGCCTTTGGGTGATACTGAGTACCAACAGATTTGTCAAAATTCTCATTAACAAATTGATTACTACTTTTGCTATTATACTTTTCAGTATATACTCTACCAGATGGATTCCATGTTATGGAAGAAATTTTCCTTCCATATACGACAATTTCGCTCTTAGATGGAAGAAGTTGAGAAAGACATGATATATTCTATCTTACAACTTTAGTTGTTCTATTTCTATCGGCATCTAATACATAATTGCCATCTTTATCTTTTACGAATACAGTTTTTTCATATGTCAAAACGTTTTCATCAAGCCATTTCATGATTTCTGGTTCAGACATTCCGCTGAAATCCATTAATTGACCACTCTAATCGACAAGTCCTTCGATTGTTTTATCTTGAGATTTTACTATCTTTTCAACCCAATGTTCAAGAAGATGTGCTTTAAATGTTTTAGAAGAATTTGTAGGAGAAACTGATTTCTAACCAGTATACGCATCTGTATACATCCCATTACCATCTCTATATAATACGGCTTGAGATGTAAACCATTCTTTAAAGTTTGAACTATCGTCTTCATCAGACTGCGACTTCTCCGCAAATTCTGCATCGCCGATCTTCTGGTCAAGATATCTACATAAAAGAAAATATCCTGCGGTATCTTCATATTTATTCAAATCAACGACTAGATTATTTTTACTGTCTCTAGTAGAATTTGCTAATGAACGACGTAGCTGTCTATATACGTCTGAAAGATAATCATCATGTTTGGGACTATTACCAAAAGCCATTTGATAATATTCTGGAGCTATATCATATTTAGCATTATACTTATAGAAATCATTTAAGGCTTTAGACGCCTTGTTGATACGTTCCTAATCGCCACTAGCTTCAGCCTCATCCAATTCGTGTTTTAATTCAGAAACATGATTTTCAAATTTATGTCTAAATGTTTCTACAGAAAACTTTGATTGACAATATGCATTCCAAGCTTGAATTTCTTGAGCCATTTGAAAATCTTCAGAAGATTTAGCTATTCCGTCATGATCAAAAGGATTTGCAAGATCTTCAAGTTTTTGTTTATACATATCATATTCTTCTTGGTCTGCTGCAGACAATCTTTCTGGATGCGAAAACCCATCAGTTTCATCATAGCATTTATCAAGAAAATAATTAACCTAAGATTGAGCCTAATCGTAGTAATATCTAGTTCTTGGAGATAATCCATGACCAGGATTTGAATCATCTTCTCTAAATGGTTTACTAAGACGTTCTAAATAGTACTGCTCAGTGTAACGCCGCTCTATATATTTACCTTTGATTTTTTCAATACCACGCTAAAATTCTATCCAATCTGGAGCAATTGGATTTCCATTCTAATCGTACTCCCAGGTCTCATTATAAAATGGCTCTCCAGTTAGCGAATTGTAATCTACAGATGAATCATATTGATTAACTTGATATGTATAACCATGCTATTTTCCCCAATCTTTTACGTATTGGTTTATTTCAGCTTGCATATCTTGTTCGCATTGACCATAATTATATTTACTAGCAAAATATCCAGTAGGATATCCATTTCTATCGAATTCCATAAGAGTTTTTTGCCAGTTACCTATACTTACTTTAGGTCTAAGTTCTTTGTATAGATTCATAATACGAACAATTCTATTATAAGAACGTTCTGAAGCTAGCGATTTCTAACGTTGAATTAAATAAGCGATATTGGCTGTAGCAACATTTGAAGACGCATCAAAATTCTTAAAGAAGTCAAATACGGTAACATCGTGATTAAAATAATTATACATAAACCAGTCAATCATCTAATCACGATACCTTGAAAACTTTTCGGCGTTCATGCCGAGATATACAGGTTTACCATCTTTATCAGTCATCTATGTTCTACCAGCAGTTTCGTTTATGATCTAATTTGCAAATTTTTCCGCCGCTACAAACTAAGCCTCAGTTATCTATTTATATAAATCATCTAATGAATTTCTTACTAATGTTAAAGCTTCTAATAGTGTCCCAAGTTCGTTACCTTTTTCATCTACTAGTTTTTCTTTACTCAATTCGTCATTTGATAGATTGCCATATATAGTATCATAAATCTGCTTATACGTATCATATACTCTACTATATAAATTCTATATTTCAGATAATGGCATTGTTTTGTATCCGTCTTTAGCGTATTTCTGCATAAGATTCACTACACAATCAGGATTTGCGTTAAAGGTATCAGTAAGACCTATTTGCTGGAATGCATCTAATAAGAATACGCTAAGTGCGTCTTTGTTGTTTTGACCACGAAGTCGAATTATAGTTTCCTTTATAGCGTTTTCACGTTTGGCATCAATAACGGATTTACTACTATCCTATCTATATGATTTAAACAGATCTTGATAATATTTAGATATTTTGTCAGCAATATTAAACTTCTGCAAATCGCTATTATATAGATTATAAAATGCTTTTGGTAATTTATCGTTCAATTCTCCTACTAGCAAATGTAATCCACGATCTACTGCTGCTTGATATAAATTAGTATGCAAACCATCTATCTTTACGTTATGATAGTTAAATAGTTTAACAAGATCATTAAAATTATTAAGCTTAAAGTCTTTGCTAAATATATCAAATGTGAATAACTTGTTATTCTTTATGTCTTCATCAGTAAATCCATATTCATCTTTTATATATTCTGTATAAGAATCGTGAATATTGTCAAATACATTTACTGCAAACCTATTTAATTCTTGACCCCAATTTATAGCATATTTATGAAATAAACTCGAATTAAGACATTCCGCTAAATAATGTGCTACAATTTCATTGTCAATTGTCTGTTGATCAAAATTGGCATATGTTATAGACGCTTCTCGTATTATAGCCTATATATTAGAGTCGTTACTTGTTCTTAATGCCCTTAATATCTAATCAAATGTATTGGTATTAAAGTATTGTAATGCCGTAACGATTGGATGCATAAACTCTTCAACTGTAGCTTTAGATGAAGTTATACCTTTTATAATATATACAGTGTTACCAGATGTAGCATATAATGCATTAGGATTTAAATCAATGCCTAAATATATACCAGAAGCTTTTACTTTCTGTTTAAAGTCTTCTCTATTATTACAAATTACATAATTAACTCCGGTTTTAGCACTTAAGAATTTGCAAAGACGTCCAGTTATGTATGAATCTCTAGTAGATCTATCTATTTCTGGATCCATAATAACTCTTTCTGGAATACGAAGCTCATTACCATTCACAATCTCTGCAGTTAATCCATACTGCCTTAAAATCAAGTCTACTTTATTCCAATATTCACCAGTACGAACATCCAATAAAACCGCCTTTCTGAATTCGCCTGTTTTTCTGTTATAATATCGCTTTGTAGTATAATTCTTATCTACTATAAGCTTAGTATACTTATTAACATTTGCATCTTGCCTATTCAACAATCCTGCCTCTCTTAATCTGTCAATAGCGTGCATCCTGTTACGTTTGAGTATACCATCAGTTACTAATGGACTTTTAGTAGCTACAGACTAATCTATATCTCTCTGCATTCTATATGCAGCGTATCTTGCTCGTATAGCTATTTCCTTAGATCTTCCAGACTAAATCATTTTTTGGTAATAAGTAGACGGACTTCCATCCATCTACTTATCTGCACCAAAACCTCCATTTAAATCCCAAAAATCATAAGCTAAATCCTCACTATTTAAGGCCTAAACTATGTCGTTAAACTCCTAAGCTATCTTAGGATTATTTTTATTAGGACATATATTCATAATTATTTTCCTTTACAATTTTTACGCTTCTTTGCTCCTTCTTCCAAGGCTTGCATTAAAGTCTGTTTATCAATACCAAATTCTTTAGCAAGCAAATCTACATCGTTTTCACCAAATAAATCATTACATGTTTCTAGTGATTTTACAGACTCAACATCAGATTTATCTACTCCAACATTATTAAGTATACTATATAATTTATCTGCAATGCTAGCGCCTGGATAGCCATTAATATTCGTAATATCAAGTTTATTTATTTTATCAAACAAACCGCTTTCTGCGAATTTATATAAATTATACATATTAATATTACTTATATTAACGCTGTGTGTCTGCTTATTATATTTTGCAACATCATTTTTCGCGTAATAAGCATTTCTTCCATCATAGCCACCAATATCATCAATTATACTATTTACATTATAATTTAAATCTTTGTTATACTTAATAGATTTATTAGTTCCATCTTTGCTGTATAAGGATTCACCATCAAACCATTTTTCTACGATATCTACGAACTTCTAAAAATTAGAAGCGCTCATACTAATAGACTTATTATTATCGCCATGAATCACAACGTTTCCAATATTTGTATACTCAACAACTTTTTTATCTGTACTTAATCTAAATTTAGGGCCGTAATCTTCAAATTGAATAAATCCATCTTCATAAATTTCGACATGTTGCTGAGCAACGTTATCTACATTCTAATTAGTATTGTCCGAAATATTAGATTCGTCCGTTTTCATATCAGTAGCTTCATCTTGATTAAGATTAGTATCTTCTTGTTCAGTTGAATCAAATTCGTCATTACCAATAGCATCGTTAACGATAGGATTGCCATATTGATTATAATCAAATATATCAAAGCCTTTATTATGGTATCCCTATTCTGAGATTTTTATATACACAGCTTGATCTTTATCGTTGTAATTAAATAATAAATATAGATCGTTAGTAATTCTTCCGTCAGCTGAAAGCTAATCTGATTTTACAGATACATATCTAGGAGCAGGATTTTCTTTATATTTATCTTTGGTTATAAGTATAGATGTGTCGTTGCGCTTATCGTAAAACTAATCGAAATCTTTTATATTTCTACGTTTTACAAAATTTCTATTATTAATCTAATTGCTAACAATTGAGTTTATATTTAAGTCTTCGAAATTATCATTATTTAATCTAGACTATATATATTCCGCAAAACTAACACCATCAACCTTAGAGTCATATAATTCTCCAGATAAGAATTTAGATGGAATGTATTTAGCTAATTTATTCTTTCCTTGGTATTCACAAGATGTAAGCATAGCGTAAGCAACAAGCATATTAGCAAATAATCTAACATAATCATTATCGCTTTGCAACAACTGTTCCCAATCTTCAATAAGTCTATCAGTATCTAACTTGGAATCATCAAACGCTCTAGTAAGAACAACAAACTGTGGAGCGTTTTGATTATCGCTGCTTAAATCATAATTTCTACGCAATCTGTTAAGCAGTTCATTATCTTTAAATTCGTTCCAATTTCTCTTTTTGCCATTACTTGAATATTCTTCATTATTTGCAATCTTAGAATTGATCTCATCGAGCATTCTTGCGACAGAATTATCGCCAATAAATAATTGATTAAGATCATAATTGTCAAATGTGCTTTCCAGGAGATTCTAAGCCCGTCTCGCCGACCATTGCCACTTAATCTACGATATTGCTCCAGTAGTCAAATCATCTATAAGATTGGCCGAGAGTTTGCCAGTGTATTTACAATTTGGATACAACATTTCGGCCATCTTTATAATTTTAGATCTAAAGTTATTATTTGCAACAAACATCTATTTAGACATTGCTTTAAATATAGAATTAAGAACACTTCTAGTTTTTGGGCCAATCCAAGTACCCTCTCTAAGTTTTGCTAAATCTTCATCATTATACATTAACTACGAATTGGCAGTCTTTTGATTAAATGTCATAGACTAATCGTAGTTATCGTTATATAAAGCTTGATAACCATATTTGTAAGCAGTCAATTGCGAGAACGTTTTACCTTCTTTTCTAGTATCAATCTTCGAGAATTGAATTAATCTAGATAACTATTCTGCAGATGATTCTAATGCAAACCACGTAAGCATTACATTCTTCTACAAATCTTTAGTCTCTTTTTCAGACAAAGCGCCATTCTCGGTAGCTGCACTTTTAAGAAGAACATTATCTAATGTATTTTTGATTAGATTACTGCCATTTTTACGAATAGATTTTACCTACGCTCGAACCTATTCAAGACTCATTCCTATATTATCTTTTAAGAACTTATCAAGCATTACATCCTGCGACTAAAAATTCTATGGGTCTTGTAACAGCTTACAATTCTTAACGCTCTAGAATTCAGCATACTTCTTAAGTATAGGTTGTGCGCAGAACCAAACGGCCTGTTTTCCATAACCAAGTTTAAGTAAGAAATTAATCATGTTGAACGTTGTATTATTAGAATTAAGTCTAGCCACCCATGGGTCTTTAACATTGTCGACATTACCGTTGATAAATGCGCTTAACCACGCCAATGTGGTATCCCCTTCGTCAGTAAAGTGATTACCGATTTTTGACCTACCAATTTTAGCAGGAATAGAGCTAGGCTTTAAGTCCATATTAAATTGTTCTAACAATGTTTGCATTGTCAAGTTAAGAGCATAAGGGCCTATACCGAATTTACCAGAAATAAACGTATTTTTTCTTCCAACCTGTTCTGATAATGTATTAAAGTTATAAGCTTGATTAGCAGTAGAATTATCTTTTCTCATAGCTTTAGCACAATCTTGCGCCAATGTAGTATCGTTATCAATAGACTTGAATAGAAGATGCATGGAATTGTCTGTATCAAGAAGAAGTACCATCATTGTATTCAATAGTTTGTTCTGATAAAACTCTTTTTGTGAAGCATCGTATGCATTTTCTATCACCTTATCATCTTCACCTACTTTGAAGTTTAATCTTTGTAAATAAAGGTGATCAATATCAAACATTTTTGTTAACTCATTGTTACCAATGAGATCAGACTATATCTTCAATTAATGTACTGTTACCATACATTAAAAGCTCCCCATTTCCACTTTCGTGTACTCTACTCTCTTCTTCATATAAGTGTTTCTCTTATACTATGATTTCGATAGTCGTTGAACCTTCCCTTAAAGGGCTTGGCTGCTGATTGTCCACACAATATGGAGTTTCCAGCAATTAAAGGAGTTTTTTATATTATACTGGTTCGAACATTGATATATTTTATCCGAACCAGTTACAGTAGTAAATGCTTTAGGAAGTATAACAGATCCTTTTACATCATCAATTACATCAAGAATTCTTATTGCGTGAATTGATGATTCTGCCTACGTAGGAATACGATATCCAATAGTATTTGCATCGGCATCATTACCAATAATCTTATTGTCTATAAGCCATTTACGAGCATCTTTAAACGTCTTAATACTCTTTGGGATAATATCCTTGAAATAATCAAGAGATACTATAGCATCCATAGAGTTCTTGTTATTAATCATTTTAAGCTCTTGGCCATTGTAAGAATCCGCGCCTTTTATTTCTCCTTCACCTTCTTTTCTGTTCTCATCTTCCATAGCGAATACAGAACGTTGAACAAAAGAAGTGCCAGGAGTCATAATATCTACAATTTTCTTATTGACATTTGATATGATGATACTTTCAACCCATTTAGAAGATGCAGTAGCGGCTATTGGCATATTCTGGTGAAGTTTGCCATCTTCTCCCGGCTTAAGTGATAACGCAGATACTAATTGTTCCGTTGCATTTCTAGATCCCATTTGATCAGTAAGCCAATTAGACGTCTTCGATTCATCAACTGAGCCATTAGTAAAGAATTGATCTAAGAATTCTTGTTCTCCAAAATCTCTAAGCTTATCAATACAATTCATCATATCGGAAAGAATCTATTTTCCTTCAATAAGCTCTCCAGATTTATTCTTGTATAATCTGTTCTAAATAAGATTCGATAATACAACCTTAACCATCTGTGTACCGATATGCATTTCGTCGCCTTCTTCTGGATCTGTATTCATCTGTTTTCTAAGATTAGCATAAGGCTGTTGATATATAGTAAGATCATTATCAAATGAAACCCCATTAAACTATATAGGATTGCATGAACCAATCTTTACTGCAGAATCAAATAAAAGATTATCAATATTATGATCAGTCATATACTGACAAATATCTTTCATTTTACCAGTAGCAATATTCTTAAATATAGGAGCTATAGCAAACTTATTAAGGTATGTTATAGGTTCACCAGTTATAGGGTGGATACGAGTTCCATATGCTGTATATTTAACAGTAACGATATTAACAGCTTTCTGAATTAATCTATATGCTTCATAATATTCTTTTTCTGTCAAATTATCTTTACGTATTAATTCAAATGCTCTTGGAACATCTCCAACCCATGCGCCATTAAATTTAAGCAATTGCTCGCACATTCTATCAGACATATAAGACTATCCATCGGCCACATTATTTTCATCGTATGATCTAGTAAAATCAGAAGCTCTCTTCTTAGCCTTATTCATTTGTTCAATAGCTTCTGGACCAAGTTTATTAAATTCTGCTTCTATTTTATCTACAGTCATATCTGGAGAATAAACCATGTCATATATATACCTAATCTTAGACTAGTTGTCCTCACCATCTTTAAGCTTAGATATTAATGCATTTGCAAGAGTTTCTTTTAATTCTCCATTTAAGAATAGATTGTGAAACTTATTGTGGTCGTCCTCGCTAAGTCCAACAACATAATCTGCTACTTCTGCACAATTATAGTATTTAGGAGCTCCGTAATACATTATATTATCTTCTCCAGTTGACATGAGAGAACCCATACGTTTCTGTATATCGGCGTCATTTTTAAATGATGAAGGATTGCCCACATACCATCTTTGAGTCTCCTACGTGCCAATTATATGTCTATTTTGAGCATCTCCAAGCAATGCGGCAATAGCTAAACTTGTGCAAAGATTACGTTTAGCGGTAATCTTATCGTTATCTTTCTCATTTGCAAATACAGCATTATTCTTAAACAAATAATTAGCGAGAGCTCTGACCTCTTCATTATCTAATGCAACATTTCTTAAGTTATCAAATACGTTTCTTGTCATATTTGTTAACTTAGTTGCGCCATTAGTATCGTTTCCTACAGTAATAATACCAAGACTAAGAGCTTTATTAACTATATTCTTATTAGCTCTAGCTAGAATCATTGTCATAATCTGACGTTTCTATTCTTGAGTCTTATTGAAGAAATTTTTATTAGCCAGATTCATTAATTCTGCAGGAGTTTTATTTTCGTCAGACAAATTAACAGTTGTAACGCCGTCTTCGAGAACTAAATCTCTCAACGATTGAAATCTAATACCTTTCCCGGTATGAATATTCTTTACTCGATATTCTTTTGGGATAAACTTAACATTTGGATTGTCTTCATAGCCATCAATCTTATCGCGATCTTCATATCCACACTCTTGCATTATTTCAAGAATTCTAGCCTTTTCAAGCTCTGCATACTCTATCATCTAATCAAGAACGCGATTATCAGGTATAAAATAGTTTCCAATTGTTGGATTATAGCCAATTTTTGGAGCTGATTTTACACTTAACAATCTATGACCATGTTCATCATACTGTGTGTCAAAACTTAATCCTGGAATAGATATTTCTGAATTACCATAATTATTAATATCAATATATACGAACCCAGATTTATCTGCAAGAGTTGGAAATAATACATAGCCTTCTCTAAGCGCTGTGTATTTAGCAATAAAGTCATCCTATTCAGTTCTATTAGTATATGTGTTGCCAATATCGTCAGAACGATCTGTTTTGCTTCCAATATCAGTTAACAATCTTAATTTAAACTTACGCTTACTATTAATAGCTTTAGCAAATATTGACCCCATAACAGCTCCACTTGGACCAACAAGCATCATATACTTAGAATTTAGTAATGCGTTATATATATCATTACTTTCGTCCTGGCTATTAATCATGTCTGTAATCTACGATATAGCAAAGTTCTATGATACTTGATAATATCTCTTAGAATCAAATCCAAGGCGACTAGATGTCTGTCTAGATCTATTATACTGACCCATCCAATTTGCTAATTCTTTAATAAATCCGCAATTAGTATATCCGTCAGATGCGTATTTGTTATTCAGTGTACCATCATTATTTACAAGCGAACCTAGAATATTAATGAACGGAGTCATTGAATCAGTACTATTGCTGTTCATAAACAATGAAAGACCTCGAGCGTCACTAGAATCAAATCTGTTGTTAAGAATATAATCAAGCTGTTCGTTATTGATTGGAATACCAACACTATTTAAAAGTTGTACTACAAATCCTTTTAAATAATTAAAGCTTGCAGGGTCATCAAGATCTATTTGTACACCATTAAGATTTATTATACTACTATCGGAAGTGGCAGACGTTGCTCTACTTAACTCAGATCTCAACTATTCGAACATGTTAGATACATTCTTTAATATATCAACATCAGCACTCACAGCAGGATTGCCATTAGAATCTCTTATTGTACTAAATATTCCAGTATTGCCGTTGTAAAGATTATCTAACCAATGTTTAGGTGCGAATACTGTATCCCTGTCATATTCTGTATTCTTTACTTGAGATATAAGATTGCCTTCCTAATCACGTTGACTATAACAGAATACATAATTATTGACATGACATTTAAGAGATTTAGCAACAGATATCTGTAACTGTCTTGCATCATTATCGTTTGGATTTTTGTCAAGATAATCACAAAGAGCCTTCCATTTATGATACACTTGCCTATGTAACCCATCACGATCTTTCATAGATTCGAGCTTTTTAGTAAGATCTTCTATACTAGACAAATCGTTTACTTCAGATGTTAATGTAGTAAATACTTGGCTAACATCATAAAATTCTGGAGTTCCTAATCTGTTAATAGTTTCATATTTATATGTTTTAGAAGAACTATCATATTTTACTCTAGGTAACGTTCCGAAAAATACTTTAACACGATCCACAACTTGATCTAATGGATTAAATTCATAGGATGCCTTATCAAATTTATCAATATTATCTTTTACAGCCTAATCTACATCAGAATCGGTTTCATCTTCAATATCTTGTAAACGTCCATTAAATCCAGTAGATATAGAAGATATATATTGATTAATCAACGGAATTAACGCTGCAAATTTTGGATAAGTAGTAATTTGCCTCTTTATTACATTTCCTTTCTTATCGGTTTCTTCTACATTTTCTATCTTTTGCTCAAGAACCTCAGAATAAATACGTTGAGCGTCTGTCTTTTGTGACACATCTACACCATCAGCTCTTAATAATGATACAAGACCAGATTTAATAAGATTGAATTTATTTGGAGTAGATTGATTAAGTTTAAGTTTTGTTCCAGACGGATTAAGACTATCGAGACCGTTTGCTTTTATTACTAAATACGCCAATGATTTGGCTACTTCTCTAGCTTCGGATATGTTAGCGATATGCTCAAATTTGACTGATTCTCCAGACTATTTATCTTCCAATTCGTAATACAAAGAATCTCCAAATTGATTTTTGAATCTTTCTACATTTTCAGAATACGAATCCTTGCCATTATAATCTCCACGAAGCATTTGTGCATAAAGAGCCTTAAAGTTCTTCCATTGATTTCCGAATTTGATAGACATCATCATATTGAACCATACTCTCTTACACCATCCATAGAAATACTTAAACCCTTTAAGATTCTTGTCTAATATATTATGTTGAACGTAACTGGTAAACATGTCGGCAAGCCCTTCTGCAACATCTCGTTCCGATAAGTTCTGATTCTTATATTTGTTTCTATAAACTTGATATAACTTATCTCTTTTAGCAGAGGGCATCGTAAGCTCTAATATCTTATGGAACGCCTCATGATATACAGTAGATTCCGGAGCGAATGTTCCAAGCTCGATAAACGAAGAATGGCAAATACCAGCAATAACAGAAGTTTGATTTTCGCCATTAAGTTCTTCTCTACTCTTAAATTGCATGGTCTTTACAGATCCATCACCAAGCATTTGTCGAATAACATCAGAAGCTCTACGCTTATAGTCTTCTATTTCTTCGTCAGTTCTACCAACGATTTGACTTTGATCTATTATTTCATTCAGACCGTTTCCAGGTTTATGTTTCTGAGATTTAAAGATTCCGCTCATTAGCCCATTAAGTCCGGATTGAACTTTAGCAGCTGTAGCAGATTTAGAATTAGATTCTTTAATAGTATTCGATGCATCTCCAATTCCATCATCATTTCTTTCAAGACTTATACTCTCAATTTCAATATATGTATCATCAACATTAGTGGCATTTGTTCCAATAATATTGTTACGCATCATATAACCAAGATATGTAGATCCTGTAATAATGCCGTTTTCTTGATGCATAAAATCATCTCTAGTAAATACAAGACCATTAGGGAGTCTTACTTCCTTCTCGTCTGTATTCTTAAATATACTAGAAACTTTTTGCAAAGCATCGTTATCGGATAGTGTTAAATTCTGATTAAGTAATTCTATATTTTCACAAACGCGAAGATTATTAATAGCTTCAGTAAGCTTTTGATAATCATTAGTGTCATTAACGTTATAGTTAACTCTACCAATTGTTACAATACCAGGGTCGCCAAATGCTATTGCATTATTAGTTACTTGATATCTACTAGATGGGTCTTGTGTAAACATTACTAGACTAATGAGATCATCAATATCATATCCATCTTCAGTCTGCATATTGCCATTTGCTCTCTGACGAATCAATTCCATTAAAGGCTATGTCATACCTAACTGACCAAACGACTAAACTGAAAGAACAATTGGCGTGTATTTACCATGTTGTTCATTACGTCCATCATTGTACATATATATTAACTGTCCAACTGGAGGATTGTATTTTCCGTTTCCAGTATCTGGATCTACAAAATTACCAATAGACTAACCTTTTTGATCACAGATTATCAAATTACCACTTCTGTCTTTCAATGTACCTATTTTATCTTCAGAAGATACTTTGATGGTAAACATATTATGACCATTCTCTTCAGAACTAAATAGAAACTGAGAAACATTATGCTGCTCATATTTACGACCATTCTTACCATTGTCATAGTTAAATGTAACTCTACGCTTTTTTAATTTAGTAGATATATGTAACGTTGGGTCGGCTTGACATTTAAGCATCAGCTATGTAAGCTTTCTAACAAACGGAGCAGCATAAGCTCGATAATTCTCCATATTCTTTGTAGAGCCATTTTTGGATATAGGTTCTGCAAAATTAAGTATAACAGTATTACCATTATACTTAATTATCATTAATGGATTATTTCTGTTATCAAACTTAAACGATATTTTAGCATTAGCAGTAAAATCTTTTTGAGTAACCATAGATCTAAAGTTAGACTGTCGCATAGAACTTAAAGACGGCTAACAAGATGTAGATGTAGCACGTGTATATGGATTAATAGTTCTTGTTGACATGCTATTTAATACAGATATATCATTAGTATCAATAAGCTAAGATGTGGCTACTTTATATCTTTGGTTATACTGATCTATAAGATTTTGAGTTTGTCCAAATACTTTATTAAAGATATTATATGAAACTGGATCTATATTTTTACGATTTTGCAAGTCCTATTTAGCATTGTCCAATAATGGCTTTAAGAAATTATTGGCAAGCTCAGAATACCATTGCTGAATTTTTGTATCGTTAGATAAATCCTAAGAACTTAAAATCTATCCAAAAATATTATTCCACAAATTTGCCGTCTTAAGCATCACTTCCATGTTGTTAGCAGAATCCAATGATGTAGTCATTGTGTCATTAGCTATAGACATACTAACAAAATTATTGATGGCTTTACGACATCCAGAATAGTTAGTAGAATTTTTAGCGAGATATTCCAATGCTTTTACAACTACTTCACTATATGGATTAAGGTTATCTATGGACGATTCTTTGCTCTTAAGAAGTTGATACAAAGATGTTTGGCAAGCTAATGTTTGTAATATAAAATTATCGTCAACTAATCCTTCTTGCTGTTGCATATTCGATATCATTCCATCAAGAACAGTTACTGCCTCTATAAAAGCCTATTCTTTTTCTGTATAAGTAGTATTATCTTGAATAGGAGCAGTACGCTTTTCTGTCTACTATGTTTCCTAAGACTTCTTAGTGTTAGTATTAGCTATTCTGATTAACTATTCAGTAGAATTATTTATAGAATCAATCATATCTAACACTTGCTATACTGGCATACTTGATGGATCAATACCAACTCTTTGATCAACACCTAAATATCTAGCGTAATCATTGTATTTCTGAATAGCTAAATTAAGCATTCCATTAATACGTTGTCTATCTACATTATAATGCTCTTCTATATTATTAAGTGAAACGCCAACTCCATTAACGTCGGATTCAACATTTATAGAAACTCCTGGATCTACTTGTATTGGAATGATAGAAGCCCAGCTTACATTAAGACCGTATTTATTTTGGAATATTTCAATAACTGGCTTCATTTCAGAAATAGCACGACTCACCAAAGTCTTAATCGTACCTAAGTCTTGAGATGTTTGACCAGTATTCATTATATTAGAATAGATTGATGTGAGCACGTTATAAATTATAGCGTTGCCGTTTCTGTCAATCAATACAATATCAGCCTAACTCGATATATTTGACCCGTCCTTCGCTTTGCCATATATGTTTAGATTAACATCTAATGGCATCAATCCGTTACTTTGGATATTATTATACAAATTTGTAGCAAACGCTACCAATTTATCATATCCTGGAGTATCCTTTATAGAAAGCTCTATATCATTATCATACGATAAAACAATATTCTAAATATAACTAATATCACCAGTAATAATATAATTTAATATTCCGGATCTTATTGCTTTAGCATTCTTCAAAGATGCACTATCTTGATCTTCTTTCTTTCCAAATGCACTCCATATAACATTACGATATGCTACTTCTTTACCATTCTCATTTACGTAAGTAGTGTAAAAGTCATCTCTAGAAATCTACGCTTGTGACGCATCAAACTTTTGTTTAACTGCTAACTAAGCTGAAGTCCAATTTGAATTCTGCTTAAGATTCTATCTCTCAGTAGGAATCTAAATTAAATGCTATGCAAGTTCATCATCGGTACTAAACAAATCTTTAACGTTTGCTCCAGTTAATGCTAAGGCCATAGAAACTCTAGTGGAAACTCGTTTATAAGCTCGTACTATCGCAGAATTGTTCTCTTTAATCTCATTGTCTACATCTTTGTCAGAAAGACCTTTGGTCTTTGCGGCGAACTGTAAAGTAGCTCGTAGGTCATCAATAAAGTTGCCTATCTTATAAACTCCAATGATACCGCTAGACATCATTCTAGTAGCAAAATTTTCTAAGAATTCTGGAGTTACGCCTAATGCGGAATACGTCGTACCTTTATATTTATTTTTTGCTTTAGAAAGCTTATCTGCGGCCCACCTTAATACACGTTGTCTACGATTATTCCATTTCTAACCATTCTGTTTAAGTTTCTCTTCACGCTTTTTCTTAGCTTCTTCGTATTCACGTTTAGCGGATTCTTGTTCTTCTTTAGACTCAAACTCGCTTATACCGTTCTAATATCTAATATAATCAGCTGCAGTGGCCTGATCTTCTTGATCTTCCTGTTTCTACTATTTAAAATATTCTTCTGCCTACAATTCATCGATCTTTTGTCCAGCATTACCTTCAGCAATATCTTGAACCATCCAATTTAGAGCATCGTCTTCTTTTTGAACGTCAAGAATTCTATTAATACGTTGAACGTATCTATCATCCTCTTTGCGTTTAGAGCTAGCTAGTCTTTCTCGATTATTAAGTTCATCATTCTGCTTTTTAGCTTCAGAGCGAAGATTATTGAGTTCATCTTGATTTTTCTTTATTTCACTTTCAAGATCGGATATCCGTTTGGTTATATTTTGATCTTCTTCTGCAACAGCCTATTTGCTCTCTTTAAAGTTCTTATTGTTTTGCTCTTTAAGGTCTTTTATTTGTTTTTGGCTAGTTTCTATTTTCGCGTTAATCTCTTTTTCTTTATCAGAATATTCTTTTGCCCGTTTAGATCGTTCAACTCTGTCTTTATGCTGTCTTTCATATTCTTCTGGATTATATTCATATCTAACATCCTAAACTAGATTCTTAGCTTTATTAATCAAGCCTTTAGTATCACGCTCGCGTTCTACTATACCATAATTCATCTGATCAATATGCATTAAATGCTATTGATTGTCGAATTCTAATAAAGCTTTTTGTTGAGAAAGATCTTGAACATAACCATCTCTCATGAAGCCATTAGAGTTGTTTATATCATCATATATTTCGGATTCTGATCTACCTTCAAATACATCAAATCGTTCGTCTTCGTTTTGTATTCCAGCTCTAAGATTATGAAGCTCATTAATCTAAGATTTTACTTGAGATATTTGATCGTTAAGATGTTTTAATGCAATAGAATGACTTTGTATATTGTTTAATTTATTACGCTTTAATGTTCTAAAGAATCCTTTTACTGTATTAACTTTAGACTTTAACTCTAGTAATGACTATAATTGATTATAAAGAACATTGATAGCAGCGCGCTCCTTTACTCTGTTTTCAACAATAGTAGCACGTTCTTCGTCAGATACTTTCTGTCCAGACTGTTTTATCTGTTGATCTACTTCCTATTCAACATAAGACCTAACTGCATCCAAATTATTTTTCGTAGTTCCACGTTGTTGAACACGTTGATTTATATCATTAATATCCTCTTGATTCTATCTAATCTGCTGTCTAGAATTATAATAGTCAGCAATAGCTGCATTATATTGAGCAGAGCCATACTTTATACCTTTAGCTTCAAGACGTCTTGTAAGCTGTTTATTTTCTGTAAGAGCTTGTATTTCTCTAGCAGTCTATATTTTGTTATCCCATTGTTTGTCTGAAGCCATGCGCTGATCTTTTGATCTGCGTTGATCATTAGCTTTTTGTTCTTCAAGATAATTAATAACCGCATCACCACGACCTTTGGCCATTTGTTGAGAAACAGCTTGATTTGAACGCCTAGTCATATTTTCGTCTTCACGATTCTTCGCAAGTTCCTATTGAAGAGCTTTATTAACAGCGTGCTATTGATAAGCTTCTTTTGTATACAAACCAGACTGAATAGCAGCTTCAACATTGGCCATGCCAAGAGCGGCTCCGCCCTTAACATTGTTCCAATATTCCATATCGTCTTTAAGCTCACTATCACATATGCCAAATAATGATGCATACGATTTAACGGCATTCATTGTAGCTTCAGTGTGACCAATAAACAAATCCGTTAATGATGGTAATCCATATCTATACTTAGAAAAGTCTTTCTGAGAAAACTGATATTGATTACCTTCTTCTGTCGCCTCAGAAAAGGCACCAATGGCTCTACGTTTGGCATATTGATATCCATATTTAGCGGCCAATCTTCTCCACGAACCAACTGGAGCAAGTTTATCCAATACTCCTTGATATTTATTAACGGCAGCTCTTCCAAAATCATCTATAAATTGCTGATACTTCTGTGGCAATGCAGATTTCGCAGCTCTAACTAGAACATTTCCAGTACCAGCGACTGTACCGGCTGCAGCCTTACCAGCTAAACCAAATCCAAGCTCTTCTGCGGCTCCGCCAACCGCATTATATCCAGCTTTAAATGAGTTTGCCATTCCGCCAGCAGCAGCTTCAGTAGCATCAATTGCAGCCCCAGTAGAAGCAACTCTAGATGCTGCGTTATCAAACATTATCATGCTATTTCCGCGCTCAACACCAATATAATCTTTTGCTTTTTTTGCTATATTCCCAGCAGATTTAACAAATTTTGATTTAGCAATCGCTTTACCAGCAGCAGTAATACCAGTTACTTTACCAGTACCCTTAATTATAGTCTTTCCAAGCTTAAACGAGTTTCCTCCAGGAAGCCAATTTACACCCAATCCAACGAAGGTGTCACTCATTGTAACAACATTATCTGAATAATATTGAGCATTAAGACCAAGAGCTGCGTCCATTGCGCATTCCTTAACCAATGGGCTTGTAATTGATGTTCTGCCAGATGCAAGATCATTTAATACATTACGAACACCTTCATCATTACTAATATCATAATGATTATTTATATAATCATCAGACATTCCTCGTTTGCGCCAATACTCAAGACTCTATTTCTAAAGCTATGAAAGTGTTGCTGTTTTTAATGGCGATACTTTACCATCTGCGTTATCGCTCGCGGTTCTAGCATCGAGGTTTTTCTAAAGATTATCAAGATACTTGTCATGGATTTCGACTTTATTCTCATCAAATCCAGATGCCACATCCCATGGAGATGCAAAAACAGAACCTGCATTCCAGCCACTAACAGCCCCCTAAGCGGCGCCTTTCCAGCCTCCGGTTACTGCTCCAATCGCAGCTCCAAGCGCTGCTGTACCACCTTTGATGGCCATAGCTTTCCAGAAATTGTCAGAAGATATAGAAGATCCAACAGTTCCAGGAACACAGTATTTCCAATAATCTGGATTAAATAAAGACTAGTCCTGTGTTATCTAAGACTTTTCAGTCCAAACCCTTGGAATGTTCTGTCTAATTCTAGCTTCATCAAGTCTAAGCTAGTTCGCTCTAGCATTATTTTCTTTTATTTCGTTTTTGTCAGATTTGTCTTCTGTTTCAATTCCGGCTATTGCAAGAGAATAATCATCTGCCTAATACGCAGCATCTCCAACTTCTCCTTTTAATGAGTCTCTGCCTTTAGAAATAAGAGCTTTAACAGTGTCATCTACCAAGCTCTTATCACGTACTTTCTAAGCTAATTCTGGACTTCCATAAATTTCTTCTCTTGCTTTTCCAGTATATCCAAGAGCGTGTTCAAGCATTGTACCAGGAGCATCACGTAGAGCGTCCCCAAACTATCTCCAAAATCCATGTTCACGATTTCTTGCATTAGCGTAATCTGACATTTTCTAGATATTGTTTGGATCTTCAAGATATTGTTTGTAGCTATACAATTCACTCTCAAGTTCACGTCGTTTATCTCCAGTTGTTTGCGGAAGGGCTTCTTTAACTAAGTCAAACTGCTACTTAATTTTAAGATAGTTTATTACATCGTCTTTTAAATCTGACTTAGTTAACAAATCTCTATTATCGCTTTCTAATGCTTCGGCACCACCGCTAGCCTTATTCGCTGCAATATCATTAACAATATTCTTAACAGTATAAGAAAGATTTGCTAGATCAATAGGTAAAACTCTACTTACTTTGGAGGCATAGCCATTTCCGAATAACGATTGTCGCTCTTTTTCTATTTCAGCGTTCTCTTCTTGATCTACCTTATTTCTATATCGCACCTAATCCCAATAGTCATTATATCGTTTTTTAAAATCTAAACGATCTTTTATAGCCTAACTACGTGATACAGGCTTGATGTATTGAGCAACATCTCCATATAAATCCTTATTTGTCTGATTAATAACTTTATCAACCCATTCAACATTGCGTGGACGCTTAGATACATCTGGGCGTTGTCTAAAAGCAGCAGTTTTTGCACGAGCTTCATTTGCTAATCTGTCAAACAAATTGGCACGTTCTGAGTTAGCGGGTTTTGCGTCTCTGTAAATTAATCTATTATTATTCATTATTTATTAGTTTTATTTGGAACGTATTGCTTTCTAAGTCTAATCCATACATTGTCCTTAGATTTAATATCCTTGCCAGAATTATCTGCCCAAGTCAATTGTCCCAATTGATAATAAAATCCAGTCCTCCCTTCTGTGATTGCACCTTTTACTGGATAAAAACGAACATTGTGATTACTATGATTCCCAATTTTAAGGTTGTGCATAACGCCTTTATCATTAATTACATATATATCTGCGTTTTTCGGATCGCTTATATTATATACTTCAGCATACGTTGGTTTTGTTGTACTTGATTTAGACACTTTCCCATCAGGTCCATTATATTCGTTATTAGTCATATTGCCCTAATATTCTGGCGAATGAGTAACACGATAACCAGTAGGAACAAACTCTGCCGTCATACCTTTCGGTGCAGCAAATACTCCAGACTATCCATTTGTTGATCCGTAAGCACCTTTCATTAACAACTTTTCAATGTCATTGGCCTCCCGCATCTTCTCCATTTGTACATCATAATCATTCTTTACCTTAAGTAGATCATATTCGTTAACTTTAATATTATCGCTAACTTTTCCAGATCTAGCTACAGCCTAATCTAAAAGTAATTGCTATGCTTGATTACGTTGCTTTGGATCTTTAATATCGAGATTATTGGCCTTTGCTATTAAGTCAAGATAATACTTTCCAGAATTAGAGTTTAGATAATCTAACATATTTCTACCAATAGCATCTTGGACTCTCTCTTTAGTAATACCATAATGATCGTATCCATTTTCGCGTTTAATGAACGAATCTTTAAGACCATTTGTAGATAATGCTGCAAACGCAGATAATTCATTAAGCTGTTCTGGAGACGTTCTTGTCCACAAACCGTCTTTAATTGGATCCCATGTTTCTAGCGTCTTGCCATTAAGTAGATACTTTTCAAAGTTTGGATCAAATTTACCAGCTCTAATTAAAGCGTCGCGATTCTAAATATACTATTCGGCCATTTTAGCTTGCTGTTTTTGACGCTACATTTCTCCATATGGCATACTGTTTTGCAATCTAGATAATGCTGCTCTAAATTCAGGAGACCTCATATCAATTCCAGACTATGATGCTTGTGCAACAAAGTCTCGAATTGGATCATTTACGTTTTCGTTCCACCAATCAACACTTTTCTGTATAGGACTATAGAAATCTCCATATTTGGTAACAAACTCTTTTTGATCAGCCAAACCTTGCTTATAATCATCTCTAACAGCATTTATGTACTACTGCATGAGTCCGTCATCATATACATTCATGGTCGGCATTTCCAATGCCTAATCGTACTAAAATATCATAATTAAATATTGTATTGAGCAGCAATCTGAGCAAGTAATCTAGCTTGGTCTTGATTGAGCGTTTTGTTATATAATTTAAGTTGTTTATTTCCCATGTCACGTTTAAATGCATTAGCATTATATTGCCACAATGCGGATAATGCATTTCGTAATCCCATTTGTTTCATTTGCTCCTTTGCGGCATGAGCTTTAGTAAATGTCTCAAAATCGTACTTATTAGCATCTTGTCTTCTAGATGCATTCTGAGCTCCAGTAGATAAAGCTTGATCATAATAATGTTGTTTACGATTAAGGTTGGCTTCGTTTATAGCAGTTAATTGTTTAGCCATATTAGATTGCGAACCTAATGCTAATGCCACTCTTTGATTCGCTTTACCAATTTGGTTAGCAGAATTTGCTATTGAATATGCGCCACGACGCTCAGCATCATACATTTGACGAAGTATTTCGTAAGGATTCTGTCTAAGCCCAGCAAGACCTCTAAGACCTTCATCTTCATAATTGTTTCTAGCGTATACATCAGAACCCTTAGGATCGTCTTTCTAAGCTCTTAAATACTACATTAAACCAACTCCAGCTGTAGCAAGGCTTGGGATAGTATGATAATCACCAATATCATTTGGATTTAGAGTAAGTTTATCACTCAATCGTTTCCAGAATGATTTACGGCCTTCTGGGCTATATTTATTTTCTGTCGGAGCGTCAGACTTAAGACCTCCAGTATAATACTTATTTACTAACAATCCATTTCTATCGGTAGAGTATGGTTTATTTGTTAATATTGACAGCTAGTCTAATGTTGGAGCTTTGCCATCTAATGGGTTATATCTTGGAACCCTTCTAGCGAAATTGCCAAGTACAGGCTTTATATAATCAGATTCCATATCTGGAGAAGCATGCTGTGGGCCATAAAGCCCTTCAAATCTACCTAATATATTAGGCTGGTTCTTAGTGTAAGGAATATTGCCATTTACCGCAGCATTAAATATTGGGTTTGGTTTTCCTTCTCCATTAAGCATCGTTAATGTCGCATCCCAATATCCTGGCATATTTTCCATCCATTGTGCGGATCTCCCCATACCATTCCAAGGAGTATAAGCTCCATCTGTATTGCCGGCTTTATTAGAAGACAAGAATTTAGCCTAACCAATCATTGGAATGTAATTTGGAGTTCTTGCCAGATAATCATTATCAAAATATTTAAAACCAGTATTTCCTTGAAGATAATTATAAAATCCATCTGCCCCTATTTCAAATCCAGGTAATTTACCACAATTGTATTGTTGCTATTGCTGCATCTGATGAACTTTAACTTGTTCTTGTGCGAGATTATTAAGGTTCTGCATTATTGGCTACTTTATTTTATTAAATTGCATCTATTGGAATTCTGCTGTTCTTTTTGACAACGAACTACGATCTCCATAATTTTTATACTTCTTCTCCATATTATTTATTTGTTCAAGTTGTTGTGTGTATGGAGCTGCCGCCTATGCAAATGTCTCTTGACCATTAGGTCTTAACAGATTACCAAATATAGTATTGTCATCATTTTGTTTAACGTTTGACGGGATTGTATCTTGTCCGTACTAACCATCTCTAACAATAGATCCAGTCTAATCCTATAGGTTTACAATAGATTCTCCCTTACCAACAAGACTATTTACTGGGCCATAAGAAGGACCTTCAGGCGTCCATATTTTACCTAATTGTTTATTATTTAACATATCTAATCATTCTTAATGAACTTTTACCAAAGTTCGCATACAATAAATCGTCTTCTGTGTTTTCGTGATTTGCATCATATTGCTATTGAAGGCCTTGTGTATTAGCATAACTTAATCGCTGATTATTGCCTAACGCATTATTTATATTTGCAGTACGTATTCTGGCCATTAATTTGCGCTTTCTGTTCTTACCTCCGAATATTCCAGCAACAAATCCTCCAATTCCACCTATGACGCCACCAGCTAAACCTCCAATCGGGCCAAGAAGACTACCAACTTTCTATCCAACTTGTGCTCCAGCTCCTGCTGCAGCCAATGTGTTTTGTGTATTCTCAGCGTTTATTTCTTTAATCTATCCTGCTGTATCTACATCATTCTACAACTATGTAGATACGCCATTTATAGACTGCCTGCTTATTCCAGCTTCAGAATTCATTTGTCTTTCAGATTTAACTGGCGCATGAAATGCATTATTTATTGCAGAAAATGCACCTAACGCAGACGATGCTATACCTCCAGCTTTATTTAACGCTCCTCCGATATTAAATGACGATGTAGCGCCAGTTTTAGGAAATACTGGTTTAAAATTAGACAATTCGTCCGTAGATAAGTTTTTTACATATTTCGACGCATCATACTACTGAATACCGATTGTCTTAAAGTCTGGATCATTAATCATCTGCTAAACTACACTCTAACTTGAATTACCATCTACACCTTCAGCAAATCCTGACAAACAATGATTATTCTTAATGTATTTTATCTATTTTAACTGCATGATATTCTATATTTAGTAATTATATATTGTAATGAAAAATCAACACTATTACTATTAGAATACATCTCAACAGTCATAGTTTTTCCTCTCATTCTATTTCCAAACAAACTAGGCTTACCGTCAACTTTGGCTCTAGGTATGTCTAATCTATAATCATATTCTCTATTAGTTATCTAGGATCCTTCTATATTAGATATTTGATAATACTAGTCATCTTTTATAGTAGAATTCCGTGTAAAGAAGTTTAATCCTAAATCATTCTTATTGTCCCAAATATTATTTTCAGATTCATCCTAGAAGTATCCGCCAAACGTTTGAATATCAAACACCTTAGGAATCTAATATGAATTGTTAACCACGTATTTGATATATGGTTTAATTTGCTTTTCAGATATAGAATATGCATGCTTATTAACACTAGTATTGCTCTTATAAATAAACTTATCTGTTATAAAGTATTTGCACAAATCAAAATTTATAGCAAGCGGAGTCATATTATCATGCGTATCATTTACCGATGTAAATGTGCCAGTATCTTCATTGAATATAAGAGATTGTCCGTCTTGAGAATCGGTTTTAGAAAGTATTGAGAATATTGCCTCTCTATATTTATAATCAAATGTAGATCTTGGATTTCTGTCAAATCTACTTACATTCTACATTAAATAATTCTAAATGTTATTAGACTTAGATATATTGGTAAGCTAACTAGAATATTGAAGTATATCGAAATTGTTTCCATCCCACCAATACAAAGCTTTATCAGACTGAGTGTCGGTAATCTGCCCACGTTTCATTCCGTGTATATTGGATATGTAATCATATCTTTCTAATACTCCGCCCGTGCCAAGTTGTAACGCAGCGTTAGAATTGTCTGTTATAATAGCTCTCTCATTAACCGCAAACTTACCAAAAGCTCTGTCTTGCCAGAATAATAATTGATTCTAGAATGTTCTAAGTTTATTTATTGCACCATATCTAGTATCAACATCTAAGAAGTTTGAAGTCTAGAACTTTGTCCAGCTATCTATTCTTTCGTTTGCCTCCATCGGTGAAGAATAATATGTACGATAATCTATGCTTGTTTCGTAATCTTTCTCTTGTTGATCGGCTGAAAATAATCTAGCTTTTTGATTAGTAGAGAATACACCATTATAAGAATATAACTTATCAGATTGAGTATATCCAGCATTCTGATCAACAGTCGGATTTATTTGTAAGAATGTAGTAGGGCTTCCCTCTGATTTGCCAAGTGCATGTTTACTAAATTCATGACCATACGATAAGTCTACATTAATACTAGTCTCAACTGGAATAGAATAAATTATAGACGTCCTCATTGGGTTCTTAACGCGCCTATCAGACGTAGCCCACTTATGCATTGACACATATTCTAATGGTACTATATAAGTATCTCCATCAAATACGAAAATGTCATCTCTATATGATACAGGAGTGTGGAAATCGCCATAGCTGTAATATATATTCTGCTTTCTGTCTTGATAAGATTGACCTCCATATATATCTGGTGTTTGCTATATATTACATAAGAATGTACCGAACATACTGGCTTTATAAATATTAGACTTTTTATTATCGATTATTTGATAATCCAATCCGCCTAAATACTTACTAAATATATTCTATCCGTTTACGATATAATTCTGTCTGACGTCATACTTATGATCGTTGTAATAATAACTGTATATATAATCTGGTAATGGCTATGTCACAGTATAATTAGGATATACTATCGCATCATTTTCATTATATCTAGAAGTAGCAGCCGATGTATTATAGAACGTTGCTGCGTTTTGTGATATGTCTTGATAATTTAACGACAACAACATGCATCTTCCACCAATTCCGAATATAGTATTAGACCAACCTTTATAATTGTCTCTGAATTCCTCTCCTGCATAATCAGTTCTATTTAAAAACTCTTCATCCAACGATTGACCAATTGCTATTTCTACAACGTTGTTGTAATAAGTAAATCCATCAACACTATCTTGATTTGAATAATTAAACTGAATAGATTTATTTTCCGAATTACCATCAGTACTTTCATTAAATAACTTATAATAATCATAAGTTGAAGCCATCTTACAATCATTAATTCCAACAGTTACATTTTGAACTTTACTGAGATGATATGGATATTGATTATATAGGCTTCTAAACTGCTATGTATTTCCATTATCATAATCTCCAGTAAACGCTGAAAATGTTGTCATTCTTCCGTTATGAGAAGTATTCGTTTGCCTATATGTTATATCATCAGATTGCTCATATAATTTTATGTAAGAAAAGCAATAAGGAGTTATATCTGAAATATTTGAACCAACTATAGAATATGCACGTTTGGAATTTTTATTAAAGTCGAAATACGAATTCTGATACCATTGCTGATATTTATCCGAGATGGCCATTGACCAAGAATGTCTAAATTCGTCAGTAGATTCCATTCCTTGTCTTTTTATAGCTACATCAAATGGGAATAATACGCTTGCTGAAGATTGAGTCCCGAATCCATACACATTTTCTAAGTCGTGTCTATTACTGTCTCTATAATTAGGAGATGACACTCCACCGAATCTAACGGTTGTATTATATGGGCCAGGTTTTACAATTCTGCCGAGTGCAATTTTATTCAAATTTGTAGCGTAAGATTCTGTTCCACTCCATGAATTTATAGGTTGATCCCAACTTTGTCCGAACAAATACCTTTGAGCAGCTAGCGTCACATTCTTATTTTTAAGTAAGTATTCAGCACTATCTGGTTGAAACGTTGTTTCTGCCGATATAAACTAATACAAATTAAAGTTTTCAGAATTATCAGATTCATAAATAATTCCGTTTTTAGCATCTTCGTCAACAGCGCTTTGTCCTTTTGCGTATCTTATTTGAGAGCCAGTCCAATATCTACAAGTAGATAAATATCCTGTAGGAGTATAAGACTTTTCTGTTCTTACACCATCCATATAGCCTTTTACATTAATAGGTCTAGCTAATACGCCCTACATAAGATTACGTATATTCTATTCAGATCTATTACATCTTACTATTTCGTAACCAATTATATTATTTCGAATTTCATCTGGAAGATTTACTTCGAATCTAATGCCAATAGGATGCGTAACTAAATCACATCTTGTTGAACGGAATCCATTCGATTCGCATATTATGTCTCCAGTTCCACCGTGTGCCGTGAATGTATTAAATCCATTATCATACAGTTCTGGAACTTTTATATCTGCTATCCATTTAGCTTCAGTAGTTAATCCGAATCTATCGTAAAACACAATTGCGTATCTATACGTTTCTCCTCGTCTTAATGATTTTAAAGAATATGCTACTGATGGATCTCCATAATTAGGACTAAATTCATTTTCCCAATTAACGCCATTTAGATTAATATAATAATAAGATCCAGCACCTCCATTACGTTTTATAGTATGAGTTGTTATCTTATGTACTTTTTCAGATTTCTTTCTTATACAAGGTAATACAGTTCCTATATATTCATTATAAGCTACATTAGGAACCATGTCTTTGCCCTAGTTGTGTATATAATACTCTTGCTAACTATCATATAAAACACAGTCGTTATCGAGTGTATTCTTTTCACACGGAGTAGTATCTTCATATAAATCTGCAGTTACAAACTTCCAACTTATGTATTTTCCCCTACCTCCATATTCGAGACTGTTTCCATCATAGTATTTGCCAGTCTTATTTATGCAATCCCATTCTTTATTATTGTCATTGAGTTCCGGAATTTCATCTATTTTAAATCTTGACTCTAACTATTCATTCTGATTATACAGCGTAACATATCCATCTATGTCGCACGAATATGACCTGGCGTCAAAATTGTTAAATACAGATTTTATGTTATTATCGTATGATTCAAACTTTTTAATACATCCTGCAAACAAATAATCATTCTTAGATTCTATTGTTTTTGGAATGATATGTTCTCCAGACATAGAATTGTATTCTTCAAGAGTCAATGTCTAATACGCTTTTATTCCATAATCAGAAAAAACAAATGAATCATCTGTAAGCTTTGAATCGTATATAATTTCTATAATAGGATCTTGTCCAGCTTCAACATAATGAGTACGGATTATTTGAATATATTCAAGTTTATTATAGTTAACATCGATGCTTATCTAAATTCCGTTTCCAGAAGGTTTACCCTGTTCAACTCCATTATAGTAATCACCAGACTATGATACCATTGGTATTAGATTAGTGGCTGGAGATATTTCTGATGCCTATCCATTTTTATTATATAGCCTGTATGAATATTGGTATAACCCGCCTTCAAGTGTCCCGTTAATAAATCCTTCAAATATTGGCTTACTAAAAATTACAGATGGGTATATACTTAAATCATCGATACTTATATTTGCATCATAATTTTTAAATATATTAATAAGCATCATTGGATTTTTGCCATCCGCTATATATAATTTAAGTAGATTATCATTCTCCCATCTACAAGTAATATCTACAGGCTTCTATAAATTACCGCTTATATTCTGTTTAAATACTTGTTTTATGTCTCCAAAATCATAATGTTCTAATTCTACATTATTATTCTTATTTTTAAAGTAGAATACATTAAACGATTTAGTATCGGAGGATGTGTCTGCAACTATAATTCCATAATCACGGATACTTGTAGTAGCGAGAATCTATTTTGTATTATACAGATCGCCAACTTTAGCAACGCCTTCTATCATGTGAATTTCTGCAGAATTATTACCAGTATTAGTAACAAGTCTAACATTTCTAGCTTCTCTATACTAATTCGGAGAAAGTCTAGTATCTGAAGTATCGGAATTCATTCCGCCTTCAAATGTATTCTGCTGCTAATTGTTATTAATATCCATAATAGTAATCGTTATAATTCATTTGTCGTCTACCAACTGGAGCAAACAAATAATCATCTGAATCCCAATCTGGGATAAGTTTATTCCATTGATTCTTTATTGTTCTCATATCTCCTTCGGTAGGCATTAATGCTTCAGCATAAGCTTGATTTCTATAGAAGTTCCAGTTTCTAACAATCGTATTATATATTTCCGCCGTATACTTTCTATGGCCGCCAAGCTATCCATTCAAATATCTTGGGAATTTCAATTTCATAACAACATACCAATATATAGCTTCTTGATATGAAGACAAATCTGGTATTAATGGATAACCTCGTTCGTCGGTAGTAATACTTCTATATGAAATTTTAACAAACCCATGTTCTCTGTTTGTTACTATCCATCCTGGTTTTAAGAAATATGTTAATTCTTCAACGTCATTTAAATGTCTTTGTAATTCAAGTTCGCCTTTATATGTATATAATTCAGCTTGAGTTGTTGGAAGTTTTTCAACTATTGGTACTTCTGTATGCGAGAATTTACGATGATCTGGTTCTCTGAAAGAAGATGTATTAGTTCTCATTGGTATCCATGGGCCATCCGGAGTCGCCGAATACGCTACAGTCATTAAGTCGTGCAAATCATCAGGAATCGGAACCTAATAATCACATATTGGCATTGATTCCGACTCTTTCGTAACATATTGTAATGGCGCACCAATTTTTTCCATAGCCTCAAAGATCCACTCACGAATATCTGTAATGCGATTATTCTTTTCAGAAGCATCTAAGTCTGCTAATATTTTCGCTATAACAGACTCACATTTTGTATATTTGTAAATCATTTATATTTATATAATCTTTGTTATTAAATATATTTTGCGCTAATCGTCTTTTATTCTATCTAACGAACTGTAACTAATACTTATATCTATCTGGAAATGTTTGCGGAAGCTTAGACCAAAACAATCTAAACTTATACCCATCCGAATGTTCATTTAAATGATATATATGCTTATTGTATTCTCTAGATGCTTTATAGTCTATCGACAAACATTCTTTTGATAACGATTTGGGTCTATATTTAACAATACATATATAACCAAGCCCATAGGGCATTTTAAAGCCCTCTGAGCGATCCTAAATAGATTCTAGTACAAGTTTATTAAACTCTGACAAAATGCGCTTAAAATCAAAATAAGACACATTCTCGTCAAAATTTCTGTACATGTCATAGATAGTATACGATTTTTTATTTCTGCGTATCTTGTGGTCCATGAGGTTTAATTCCTTGTAATGTCGCGTTGTTGGTATCATCACTTGGAAGTCTTAACATAAATGCTAATTCGTTCTTAATGATAAACTGTTTAATCTGAGGGACCATCCATCCTGGTATATCAACATCATCTTCATCAGTATCATCTGAACTATCATCCCATATACCAGTAACAAATATATATTTAAGCCTATCGCAATCAATATTGCCTTGAATATATATTCTTCCATTCTCATAGTAATACGTAAGTTCAGAATAAGTATATCTTCTGAACCAATGAAAATGTCTACGTTCTTGCGGCATTTGTTGTATCGTACAGCCAGATTGATCAGTCACCGATATAATTGACCTTGGGCTTTTATCAAATAGCTGCGGTATTTCTTCTTTAGTTCTTCTAGTGAATAAGTGATTATCGTCCAAAGATTCAACCTCTTCTAATTCTAGAGGTCCCTTCATAGATACATAAGTATCGTCTATGTCTTCATCTTCGGCAGTTTCTTCATCTTTATCATGAGCCTGCTTTATAAGAGCTGCCTTATATTGCATTATCCACGCTCTTATCTAAGCTCTAGAGAAGTCTTCACTCTCACTAATATTATTATTTCGTATCATTAATAGTATATCGTCTATCAATGTACGGAGTGAAAATGTTTTCATATTATTGTATTTGTATTACTCTAACACTGTCCTATTTGATCAAGTCATTAGAGTTTATTATTTTATACTAAATCTTATCTATCTTTTTAAAATCTAATGTAAATAAACGTTTTAAAAAGCATTTCTTATTCTTGTATTCACGTTTAGTATATACTATAAGATCTTGTTTATTAGATACATTTAACTTAGTCTTTATACTATCTTTCTATATAGTATAGTATAACTTAGTATATATATTATATATAATACTATCCTGTATTATAATATCTTTTACTAATGGAATACTAGTCTCGTTTTCACTCGTAACGTCTATAATTTGCGTTTGGGTTGCCGCAGCCTTTATTTGTTTAGTTTTGACGTTATTCTTCTTCGCTACATATACTAAATCTTTAATCTACTTATCATTTGTCTACTACAAATCTTTCACACGTAGCTATAAAACACTATTGGCCTACTAAGAGTTACTAAGTAACCCCTAATAGGCCTCAATGTTATTATTAGCTATTTTTAAGTCCTCTGTGAGCTTTTTATTATTATTACGCATAGTTATCCCATACAGTAAAGATAATGCCACCAAGAGGCTTAAAATGGCCTCTAAGGCGATTCTTTTATTTTGCAGTATCCAACTTATTATCGTTGTTATTACTTTCATCTTTAATCGTCTATAAATTTTCCAAATCAACACCAGTATACTATTCTCCTTTCTTACGTAAGAATTTTGACAATCCTCTCCATGGCCCTTTTGGATTTAATGTATTAAGATTCTCCAATATAGACCATAATTCAGTAAGAGCAATTATTACAGTAGTTCCACCAGTTAATACGAAAACACCGTGTTCTCCGATTACTGACAACTCTAATAATCTAGCTAATAGTATGATTGCGAATTCGTCTAATATTTTCTTAAGGGTGCCCTTCCAACCCTTCTCGCTAGTGATCTTCTATCCTTGTCGTTTGGCTACTTTTATACCGTAAATTAAATCGGCTACAGTAAACGCAAAGCATGATAATAGTAATCCACTTATTGGCGCTATGTATGACGCTAATAGAGCGCCGATTGTTATTCCAATCTTACCTAATGCGGTGCCACCACTTACGGCATTATACATATGTACAATAGAATTTAGAATTGCCATATCACTATATAGTTATATAAACTTTTTCTTTAATGCAAGCCTCTTTGATTATACTATATAATTTGTCTGTGGTAACTCTTGAATTAATGACCTTGCCTACAACTTTGTTCTATCCAGTAATAATACATCCTTCTGTATCGTCTGCCGTATTGCCAGAATGTATTCTGATGCCAGCAAATCCTGGAACATTTAATAAAAGGGGCATTACTTTCTTAAATTTAGAACTATACGTCATTACAATTTGATATTTACCAGTAGGTATAGCAGTTTGAGCGTATACTTTTATCTTAGATATTTCTGTATTGCTCATTTGCTAAGTTAATCCACGATCCTTATCTTCAATAGTGTCACAGAAATAAGTGCCATTTATGTACAATTTGCCAATTGTGTATTTATCACGCTTGGCTATTCTTTTAAGTAATATGTTCATTATTTCTTGTAAAAGTCAAATTCGTTTGCTATTGAATTAGTATGAATCACATTGTTGGTCATATCGTAAGTAAATGTATGATTTGCTGAATCATATTTAGTATCAATCATATAAACATCTTCTGATTCTTCTGCGGAATTAGCTTGATTGCGCAATTCGAATGTATAGTTTTTATATATCATACTCTTATTCTGAGCGCAGATATTAGACATTACTTGAATTGTCACAGACTTATTGTTTTCAGTATCATTATTGTTATACAGCGTATACACACCAGTATCGGATTTAGATAATTGTGCATAATCTTCGCCATCAATAATTTTAACGATCATAACATTATCTTTATCATCTATAAGATGATATCCGCTAATAAGATTAACAATAGGAGTAAACTCGAGAGTCTTGTGATAATTTACATAGTTAAACTATTTTTGGAATGCGATTGTTATAGAATCGGCATAATCATACACATTTACATCAATAGTATTAAATACGTCTGGATTCTTTTTACTGCGACAAGTTACCGTAGTAGAACATGGTTCTCCATATTTACTAACAGATATAGCCATAAATGTAAACGTGTTACCTTTATCATTAATAGCCTTTAATACAGTATTATCGTACTCCCAAGAGCAATCGTTATCTGAATCACATGGACTTAACACAGCTATAACAAATCCAATATTTCCCACTATAACATCAGTAACACTATCATTGCTAAAGAAAATATTATTAATTCCACAATGATTGCCACATTGATTATCCAAATAGCAATTGTGATAATAAATTCTACACCAATCCGGATTTACTCCAAATCCATTATAGTGACAAGAATGATGATTGTTGCAATAATGTCCGCAATCGCATTCTGGAATAGTTACATGATATATAGGAAGACCACAACGATTTATATCATACTAAGTAGATGGGCAGCAATGAATATTTAAATTTCCCATTCTTATAAGTATTAATGTAAATAAAAAATAAATGCTAGAACAGGGCAGAGCCCCACCCTAGCATTATATGTTATTAGTGACTAGTATCACTTGCACTCTTATCGGCAGTTGCGATACCAAAAGCTGTTTGTATAGCCTTAAGTACATCAGCTCCTTTACCAGTGTTTACGTAGATTTCAACAGACTGCTTGTTTGTCTTAATCCAATCATCAGCTGTACGATAAGTATTCTCAAACTCAAGAGTTACAGAGTCGTACTTACCATCAAGCTTTGTCTGAAGATCTGGCTTGATAATAGGATATGTACCTTCACCACGGTTAAGGATACCCATATAACCAAATGACTGAGCCTCACGATCGCGAACAAGCTTAGCGGAAGCTGCATACCATTTACCAGGAGTCTTATTAATAGTAACACCCTTCAAGAAGTACTTATTGTTAGAAGCAAAAGCAGCATCCTTAGGATTTGTGTAATACACATTGCATGTGAAACGCACCTTAGCTGCCCAGCTAATAGAATCAACAACATTGTCGTCATCATAAGGCATAGCCTCGAGTGTGAGTTTTGTACCAGCAACTGTAGCGTTTACACGAGCGCGCTTATACTGATAGTTAATAGTATTAGCAATGCCTTTAGCGATTGTTTCCTTCGTATCGCCTTCCTTAGTTACGTACTCATAAGTCTCAGACCATTTACGATAACGTGTAGGAAGATCCTTGAACTGAAGACGAACAACAATACGACGACCGCCCATAGCAAGATCTTTCAATACTTCGGCATCAAGACCATTGAACTCAATATCATACTTGTCCTCAGTGTCGGCCTCATAAGTTGTGCTATTCAAAGACTTAAGACACTTAGGCTTGATATCATTTGTCCAGCGAATTACTGGAGCGAATGCATTACCATTCTTCTTACGAATAACTTGGATCTTATCAGTAACGAGACCGATGCGAACCTTCTCACCCATATCATCTGCTGTCTTAGCAATAACAAATTTACCAGCATCAGTAGAAGGTGTATTAGCGTCTACAGGAGCTGCAGGTGTAGTTGTAATAACGCCCTTAGAGTCGTTATTTACAAAAACTGTATTTACGTATGTAATCATAATAAAATTAATTTAAGCCCTATCTAATTAAATTCCGGACCCAACCGGCTGGGCATTATTCTTGTGTGTTTACTTCATTTGATAATGTCTAATAGCGTTGATCTTTCTTATTCTCGATATACATTTGAGCAGCTATTTTAATTATCTCATAAAGCGTTATATCTGTAAAATCTGAATATTCCTAAGTAGGATTATCCAATGTTATTTGTGTTGGATATCTTAAATATTGCAAAAAATATTTTGATATATCATACTTCTTGTCGGTCAACAACAAACATCCGTCAGACGTTCTTACCCTAAGAGGTCTAGCATAATGTCCACGGTAATGAAAGTCTGTTAACGAATTGGTAACGCGATACATAAAACTATCCGCAGTGCATTCAAATACTGGAACATTAGTTTTATTTTTTCCTTCAGAATCTTGTACCTCAAATGTTTCGCTTAGAGTGTACATCATATCAGGTGGATACTAATATTTAAAAGAATCGTACAATTGATTTGTTCTATCGATTTTTTCTACATCTAAGTTACAGAATGTTAATAATTCTTTCAAATCATTAAATCGTTTTTCCGTTTCTTCGTATCCGGTTTGATGTATAAAATCACCATTAGTTCTTAATTTGCAAAATTTTGATACCGCTTGATTAAGCCAATATAAAGAATCATCAGTAGCGGGCTTATTAATCGTATCGTCGAGTTTGTTTATCTCTCGCTCAAATCCTATTAATATATCTAAGTACTTCATTCGTTAGCCTCCTATGTTTGTTGTTGCTACTGTGGTTGTTGCTGCTATTGCTATTGTTGATTAGCTGGGCGAACTCCTTGCAATCTAAACTTATAGCTAGTTACAAATAATTCAACTGCCCCAGAAACTAAATCGTCAAAGCACGTATATGGTAATTCGCAAGAGCTGTGTATAGCTCCAGATTCCATATTATCATTATCAAATCCAGCAACATTAAAGTCGTATGGCATTCTATAATATACTAAGTCAAGTTTATTTATTTTAGTATATTCATCATGTATTACTCTAATTATGCCATTATTATTATTATCTTCTAATACCACTAACGGGTATCTAATTATGCCGTGATTATTAAAATGAGAAATGACAACTTTTGATACGTCGTCTTGTTTGATTGTGCTATTTGGAATAACTTGTAGGTTATCAAGTTTTCCTTTGTATGATTCTGAAATTAAGCTATTAGATCTAATATATAAGAAGTAATCTGGTGGTACAACAAATTCTGAACTGTACGAATCAGTATTGCTTTCTTTGGAATCTATAGTATCACGTTTCGTAAGCAATTTTGTAATATCTGTTACCCAACGTTGTCTTCTTGTGCCACTCTATACTTGATCTTCGCTCAAGAATAGAGACTTCACAAATTGATTCTAAAACTCACTGAGCATAGAATAAATAGTGTCTGTTGTAAGCTTTTCTTTTAATTCAAAATTAGGATACATTAATTGTATTCGCCTTTCAAATTCAATTCCAAGCTATCTAGTTTGTTCTTGTGTCATGATTCAAGTTTTGATGTAGCAACTTTAGTTTGAAGCCTAGAAGATTCAACATTCTCAAGAGTCATCACTATAGCTAAGTTTATTAACTCTTGCGCCATAGTATCGCTTAGTTCGAATATTTGGTTTTTCCATATTTCTTGTGCGTCCAATACATCGTTATTGCCAGTAAATGCAGACAAGAACATAATAGGCTTCTTTATAAATGTAATATTAAGATAAGGATTGTCCTTACCTTTGATTTTATATTGATATGGATCTATTAATACATGAGCATAAGATCCCTCTATATATGCTTTAGGTATTTCAATCCATGGAATATTTGTTTCTGTAGTAAATAAATTTAATGCATCAGAATGCGATATAATTGTCACAGGAAGGATTTTATCGTCGTTCGTGGACAATATACTAGGAGAAGCTTTATAAAGGCTTACAGAGCATTGTATTAAGTATAAAAGAGGATTTGGCAACTTAAATACAATCTCATTCTGAGCTATAGATTTATCGCTTACAGTATACTATTTTTCAGTAGTTAACAATGGTCTCACATCTTCAATTGCTTTAAGATCTCCTTCAAATTGTACTTGCCTACTATTTGTACCAGTTAATTTTTGAGCTATTAAAGCTAGGTAAGCTTTGTCTAAGATAGTAGCAATTTCGTATGTTGTAAGCGACGGATATGAAGAAGTGACTCCATCCTTGTCATAAAGTATTAAGAATTTTTCAATAATATCACTGTACTTCATATGCTGTGTAATATTAATTATTTATTTTCAACCTGCGCAATAATTGCAAGCTTTAAATCTTGATTCTTTTTAGCATCGAGATATGCTATACAATCATTAAGAGAAGTAGCCATTAATTCAGTACCATAATAATACTGAGTTTTATCCTTTCTAATAACACCCTTAGAAATAGCCTCTTCGATCAAATACTGAGTTTCTTTCTGCTTGTTATTAACCCACAGATCAAAGAATTTAGTAGGATTCTTATCTACAAGATTAAACAATGTAGACTCGACAAGCTCATTAGACATACCATTTGCAGATACTCCATAAAGTCTAAGACACTTGCGCATCTGATCCATACTAAGCTTGTCAAATTCTTTAAGCGCTTCACGCCTTGTCTTATTAGCCTTATTCGCTTGGATAGCAGCTTCTTGTTTATTAATCATAATATAATCCTTACTAGGATCATTTTTTTGTTCTAATGTTGTAGCAACTCTTTTGTGCTTACTCAAGAACTTTATCATAAGAGCTTGGCTAGGATACTTATCATCAAGAATGACAGTTCTGGAACCAACACGCACTGAATAAGTAACCCAAAAATCACTTGTTCTAGCAAGTGTTCCTTCTGGATAACCTAAAGCTTTTTCAAAATACTTCTCGTCCTCTGGTGTTAAACCAGTATACCTTGCTCCAGATCTAGTCCAATACGGTGCAATGTAATCAAAGCAATGGCGATATTTTACAAGACCAACCCAAGGATTTTGTTTCTTTATTTTTAATTCAACTACCATAATTTATTAGTATGTTGTAATGTCGTACACCTACGTACAACTCTCGTATTATTGGCTTAGCCTCCGGTGCAGAGTTATTAAATTCTATCCGGCATGTTATTGAAACCGTAGGCTCGAACATTATTGATTATTAATTATTACGCAGCTACGTTAATGTCTGCATTATTTTCGATCTCTGTATCTTCAGCATCGCAATACAAGATACCGCAAGACAGAGGATTGCGAAGCATAATACCCTCTTCGCCAAGGAAGTGAACCTGATAACCATCACGGCTATTAGATCTCATTGTATTAATATTGTTTGCGTAACCATTTGGAAGTACAGAACCGCCAGTACACCACTGAACGAATTCACGGCCCTTACGACAAACCTTAACAACGTTTGCCTGACCATCACGTGTGCCAAGATCAACAAACAAGAATGTATAAGACATTAATGGCTTACCTGTAATAGGATGCAACTGGCGGAAGAGTTCCATATTGTCAAACAACGCGCAACGCTTCAATGTCAATTCAATACCATTTAACATCTTATAAGTAGTAAACTGACCGCCAAGTGTCAATTCCTGACCAGAACCAGTAATGAACTTAGTATCAATAAGAGTGTAGCTAGCAGCCTTCTCTTTCAATACTCGGTCGAATTCTCTCATCGTTTATGTTTATTTAGTTCGCTAAACTAAATCTCTTTCGAGCTCTTATTTTCATAAGAGACCAGACTATATCTTCATCCAATTTGGATGTCTACCATATCAGATTCGCTTGAATCCTACTCCGTATCGGATAGTCGTTGAACATTACATTTACATTTCTATGTAGTTATTTTATAACCTTTCATAGAACCACTAGGGATAACCATGTCTTTGTTTCCGTATCTGTTTATCATAGTACATAAACAAGATTTTTTAATATTAAATACCCTACTAGCGTTTTCTAGTCCCAATAGAGTAAAAGAATCATTATTTTTAGTAAACGTTACAAGAGTCTTAATAATGCAGTTTAATCCATTATCATAAGCGCGTTTTTTATTTTCCTCTCTAGTAACCCATTCTAGATTTGCGATACTATTATTTAATTTATTGCAATCTACATGGTCTATAGTTTCATAATGATTCGGGTTTTGAATATATTGATCTGCCAATACTTCATGCACCAACCTTCTTTTCCAATCTACGTTATATCTTAAATATCCATTTTTAATTGTGGTGGATACAAATCGTTTAGATTTGACATTATACAAACTGCCATTTTTATTTATAAGATATCCTTCGTGATTTTTAACATTGTCAAATTTTGTTAAATCTAAATCACAAAAAGTAGAATCTATAATTTTCTAGATTGGCATACAGTATTCTTTATTATTTATTCCAACAAGAGTAACTTTACCATTGTTGCTTTTTACTAATCCTTTGGTATATCTATCATAAACGCTTCCGTCGATATAAACGATATATCTATATTCAAAACCTCTACATGGTTTATGTAAAGTCTTTGCTGCTGATTTTCTATCGAACATCTATGTATTCGTCATAATATTTTTAGTCTAAGTTAATTATTTTAATAGAGTTTCCAGCAATTAAATAGATTTGCTATACAGCATCGCTGCTGTAAGGGGCTAGAATGTTAACCCATTTCTCCAGTCAATGCAATAAACTTACGCTCGTTTGTACCAAGCATGTTGTAGCAAAGGTCGAACAAATAGTCTTCGAGAAGTTCCGCAGTCAATGTAGTATAATAACGAACATTTGAAGGAGAGATCTGCTCGAACAAACCTGCAGAGATAGCTACAGGACGCCCATTTGTTCCCTTAAGATTATACGTGCCATCTGAATTGCGGTTAGAATGAGCAAACAACAACATCTTTTCCTCACGGCGCTTCCACTCACGAAGAGCAATCCAATACTGATAGTCTGACCACAAGTAAGATGTTTTACCCGTCTCTGGATCCTTCAAGGCAATAGCGAGAACTGTAGAATAAGCGTCACCAGTGATATCATAAGAAAGACGAAGAGTCATAAGGTTATTACGCATCTTAAACGGAGTCTGATAGTTGATGATGTCTGCCTCGTCACTATACTCTTCATAAGCAGAACCAATACGACTTACTTGACGTCCTGGGAGAAGATATTCTGTAGGAATATAAGAACCAGCAAATCCGTCAGCTACGTAGCACTCGTATACCCAAGTAGAACCATCCTGATAAGGATGACCACTAATGCGAACTTGGAAATCAATATTATCAAAAGATAAAACTGCGCCTGGACCAAAATATCTTTCCTCGAGACCAAGGTAAATAGGACTATTGTTAATACCCGGAGTAATGCTATCGTCTGCACTTGTAATTGCATTACCATTATATTTAGCATAACGAATATTAACAGCATGCTCAGAATCGATCATTACAGACCACTCATATTCACGATTCTCGATAGTCATTGTTTTACCAAGACCGCCAGTAATCAAATCGATAGCAGTTGATACGCCATCGTCTTTTGTACCAAACACAAGTGACAAAAGGCCACTAATTTCATGAGGCTTTGTCAAAAGTGCATTAGAAATCATATTTTCATCAACCAAGTCGCTAAAACGACGTCCGCGATAAAGCTGAAGATTATTTAAAAGTGTATTATTCATAAATTAATAAATTGTTATATATCAGCCAAACAACTTTGACGCGATGTCTACGGCTGAACGTTTTGTTTCACCTACATTCTGAGACGAGTGATTTTTACTAGAATGTCTCAGCATTTTACGAAGTTTTGTAACAGCATCAGTATTACCTTTTCTTTCTGCTCCATTAATAAGAGCATCACCCTTCATTGTAAAGTATGCAGATTCAATAAGGTTGTTAACCATATTGCTATTAAAGTCTTTCTGATATTGTGTCAATCCATTCTCATCTACTTTTGTAATATAGTTCATAAGTGCTACACGGTCTTCCTTAGGAACATTTATACCACGTATTTGAGTAAGATTACTAATAGAATTACTTAAATCTTGAGAGAATTGCCGAAGCTGCTGCTATTGCTGTTCATAAGCCTGTTGCTGTTCATACTGTTGCTGCTCAAGTTCGTGTTGTTTGTATATTTTGAGCTGAGCTACAGCATCATTAGCCTCATCTTCAAGTACACCAGCATCTTCATAGCGCTCAACTTTCTTCTTTATTTGATCCGCATTATATCCTTGCAATTGAAGATATTCTGATATAGCCGTTTTTTGATTTGATTCATCTTCCATATCGAGCGTGTCATATTGAATTTCTTGAGACAAGCCATTATAGAAGTCATCAAACTGTCCGCCGTTTTTAATATATTCATCCAACTGTTGTACGCGTGGATCGGAATATTTAGGCTTACTGTTTTCCTCAACTAATTGAGACATATAATCAATAATGCCTTCAACGGTATCTGGTTTGTTATCATCATCTACTTGCCAATGCATAGCTTCTGCGAACGCGTCAAAGAAGGCTGTAACCTGATTTGATTCTTGCGGATCAACTTCTTCAGTATCGCCTTGTTCGTTATCACTATCGTCTGTTTCAGATGAATCATTATTATCATTATTTTTTAATACATCCTCTGGAATTTCAGTATCATCATTAGAATCTGGATTTTCCACAGGATCCTTTTCATCGTCCTCAGCATCATCTGCTGGATCTTTTTCATTAGAATTATCATCCGTTATAATAGTATTGTTGAAAATATCATCAACATTTGTAGCAGGCTCGTCGATACCGTTTTGTTCTGGATTAGAAAATCCAGCCTGTTCGAGAGCTGTGTCTATTATAGATGTATTTTTATCTTTTTTCATAATTAATTATGAGTTAATTCTTTACTATTTTGTACGCTTAGTTGCGTTATAATTATTTAGCATTATATATTTTCAGAGCCGATTGGGTAACATCATGTACTGTGGCCATAGTATCATCGACTTGGTATAGACTTTCCATAATCATAACCAAAAACTTTATGATTCTTTAATCTTTTTGTTCTAATTACATCTCTTATACCAGAATCATATATAAGTTTAACAGGCTTGCTTTCAGCATTCTTTAAATACATCATGGTTCTAATTGGACTGAAATACCTAGAGTTATCTCTATCCCCAACATAATATTTACTCCAATCCTTACTCCAGACTCCACCAATAATTCCCTCTGGATTATTTTCAGACTTTTTGCCACTAAATATAGATTCGATTGAGAATGTTGGGTGATATGCAGTTTTGTATTTATCTGAGAAATGCATATTGCCACTAGGATCGGTCAAGTCTCCATTATCATATGCATCTTTATACTTATACGTATTATCATTCATCATTTGTAATAGCATTCGATCTATAGATAATTTCTGCCCATCTTTATCTCTCCAAGCATATGGAGAATTTTGGATTTTATTAGCAGCACGTTCCAATGCATTTACATACCCATTGTAATCCTTGCCATTATCATACTAAGAAGTTTGCTACATGTACTCCTATGGCGTAGAATACTAAAGTTGATTTAAATTCTGCATAAGGCTGCCACGCAAATTATCAAAAGGGCTTGGCTGAATTATATTCTGGAACTATTGCTTAGCTGTAATAATATCTGCAGGAGTTAATAACGCATCAAAATTGTATTTTGGCTGCACTGCTATAGCATCAGTAGGTTGTTCTGCCTGTCGACTAACATACTAATCTAACGCTTTTTTAGCATTCTGCATAGTATATGCAGTCATATATTTATCAGCTTGTCGCATCTGTGCTAAATTTTTGGCGTAGTCTCCAGGATTGGCTTGATAATATCCATATTTTTTTCCAAGCAGCGTTCCGAACTCCATAATATTTTTAGCATTCTGCAAATCCTTTCTTTTTGAAAAGTACGAACCGTAGTCATTTACAAAATCCTAATCAGTTTTATACGATCTATATACACCTTTTCCAGTTCTACCGTACCCTCCATAGTTATGCTATTTTAACGCTAATGGTGCAGTCCCGTAATTCGATTCAAATGCTATCTATCGCATCATATTATCAGCGAGGGATCTTGGGAGTTTGTTTCTAGAAGTATAATCTAGAATTAATGGGTACATTCTGTATATAAATTCCTAATACTTATTCATAATATAAATGATTATATTTATTTTCTCGATTTATAAATTTCTTTTAAATAATCCTTATATACGGTTTTATCTAATGGCTTTAACGGAAAATTAAAACCATATATAGTTTTTGTTAAATCTGTAGAAAATGGGATTGTATAATGTATGTCAAAAGGTTTTGCTCCTACAAATTTGCCAACCTCTGTATTTTGCAATGTATTGTAAAGTTTGCTATCTTTATAATTAAAATCTATTAATTTATTACCTATTCGTTTTAACTAATTCCCTAGTTTTGTTTCTCTACTATGTTCTGTATAATCTTGATTTATTCTTCTTCCAACATCTCTAATTTTAACACCGGTCTTATGCAATATATTTGATTTGTTTAAAAACGAGATTATTTTCTTATTGATCCTTTGTCCTGGCATTAGATCAAACGTATCATAAATATCCAAAATTCCATAATAATTATTATTAGAATTTTTTGATAGCTATCTAACTACACCATTAACATTTCCTCCGGCAGACGTCACAAAATCTTTAAGATTAAGACTACTCTGTTTTATTGGTACTGTGTGGTTATTAAAAATTGGCATATCTGTCAGCTATGCGATTGCATCAGGATTTGTATATGAACCATCTGCATTTTCGACAAATTTATATTTGCCTGATTGCGAAAGCCTTAAATATTTAAGCCATGCATTTTTTCTCGCATCTAATGCTACATCATTATTAACTCCATAATGTTTTAAGTGTCCATTAAAGACGTCTTTAAACATTCCGCGATTCCACCATGGGTTGTCTATATTTGGCTAAGTTTGTTTGACAATAGCTTTAATATAATTATATGGGAAAGCCATAGTCAACCATTTTGTGCTATAAGATATAGGCTATTTGGTATTATACAAAACCCTTCGAGTTAATTCGTTGTTAAAAATATTTTTATTATTTTTAGACAATTCTAGCAGATTTTTAGTATTATTAATCTAATCTAAAATTGGCAATGCATATAATAAATCTCCACCAAAACTTAACGCGGCTTTACTATAATCTGAATCTTTAAGACGTTTGTATGTTTTCTATATTCCGTCTTCGCCAAAAAGATGTCTGAAATTTATTGTATTCGCAATCGTTCCAACGGTATTACTTTCTAACCCAATAAGTGGAGACAATTGTTCTGCCGCACCTAAATAATTCCCCTCGTTTATTTGTCTTGTAAACTTAAATGGGTTTGGGATAAAATTAAGACCTGCTATATCTACAAATTCTTCTGCTCCATTAGGATCGAATGAACTAGCATAATGCTTCTATTTGTATTCTGGACTATAACCAACAACTTCGGTATCTGGTAATGTTACTTCAAGATTCTTTGCGCCAATAGCAGACGGATGCACATTATAAGTCAAATCGCGTGTATTTACAGGTATAACATCATCGGCACCTTCATCAAATTGATCTAAATTATTAAGATAAGAATTAAGATCTGCACGCTATTCGTCAGTTAATGGCTAAAGCTATTCCTTTTTATTAAACGGATTCCCAACTATATCCCAATAGTTTTCACCATTTTTCCACCTTTGAAATGTTTCTTCAAACTTATTCATCGCTCACCAACAACTTTGTTTTTAATTGCAGTTCTTGCCTTAAGTTTCTCTCGTTCCATAGCTGCATCATCCTTTTGTTTCTGCAACTACGTTTCATGAGCCATCTTATCCTTTTCGAGATTTATTTTTGCCTTCTCAATATCTGATTTTTGTTTTTGCTCGTATCGTTTAGTGTAAGCATCTTCTCTAATCTTCATTTGAGCTGTAGCATCTTTTGCTATTTCCATAGGATCTGGTATGCCATTCATATTAGCATCCTTATCTTCTGTACCACGATATGCCGATATCTCAGCAACTGTAATCTTAGTAGCATTATCTTGATCAATCTTATATCTATCAAGATCCATCTATGCTTCTTGCAACATAAGTTCTTGTTGCTTAGCTTCATTCTGCATCTATTGCAGCTACTGTTGTTGTTGAGCCTCTTGTTGCTATTGTTGTTGCTGCATCTGCTCTTGACGAGTCTACATATCCTTAAGTTTCTATTTAAGTAAATTAAAGTTGTCTGTAGTAAGAACTTCTGCGGCCTCAAGTAATGATGCTCCATTCTGCATTGCTGGTTGAATAAGCTGTTGTAGCTTATTAATTCTTTCGATATCCTTAGAAGTATCACTTACAAACACATCCATGTCTTCGAAATAAAACTTCTTTTCAATATCTAAGAAAGCACGCTCACCATTATCGAATATATATTGCAATTTGGTTTTACCAGTATCTTGCCATATTCCTTTGGCAGTATTAAGAAGCATGTTGAGAACGTTTCTTTTACACTGATTATGAACCCAGAATAATGGCTCTGTAATATGAGATGATTGCTGTACAGATCTTTCAACATTTCCAACAAGTTCAGAAGATGTAATAGCCCCTTGTCGCTGTTCAGTAATACCTGTGATAGTCCCAGCAAGCTGCTCTATCTTATCCATTAATTGAATGTATTCCGATATTACATTAGACATTGTTAAATCAAGTGCTGTTATCTAATTAAAGCTAGATGGTTTACCTCCTTCTCTTCCAGGAATGTTCCAACCGCAATTGTGTACTATAGTAAAATCTTTAAGTAAGAACAAATTATCTCCATCTACTGTTATTCCACAGTACCGTCCAATTCCATCATATTCTACAGAAAAATGCGAAAGCATTCTTTCGGTTCTTTTCTTCTGCCAATGATGTTGTTTTCTTGCGATTCTACAAGGTATGTCATACTTGCCATCAATTATTCTTAACACATAAGTATCTTGGCAAACACTAATATTCTTGCTACCATTAATATATTTATTACACCCACTACGATAATGCCGCACAGTACATTTAAATCCGAGAGATCTTGCTATAAATGCCAATTTGTATACAATATGCTTCCTTTTTTCGCACTGGCTAAATGTATACACTCTATCTCGTTTACTAAAACTTCCATCAGTATCTATTAATCCAGCAAGTAGCTGTAATCTATTTTCGACAGATGTATATATATAATCTTCTGGAATATCTTTATTATTTAAAATATTATAATATCTGAGAGATCGTTTAAATATATTTTTCTTAGCTTTTTTATCGACAATATTGTATACAACAGCGCTATTATTTTCAGTATAGTCTATTGTTATATCCATATTGTGAGCCTTGGCCCAGCTGTATATACTATACAACACTTCTTGATCTTCATTTACAATGGCCGATTTGTTTGTAAATCCATCTCCCAGCCAAAGACCTAACATATATGGATCAAGTAACACGTCTTTTCCCATATTAATGTTTACATCCTCGGCTCTTTGTAAATATCTAAGACCACTAATATAAGATTTTTTAGAATCTTCATTTAGAATATCTATTGGGGTGCGCAATTTGTCAAAATAAGTTTTCTTGAAGAAGTTCTTTTCTTTATACTTTATCAGATGCCTACTATTTACAATCTAATCATCACATCCGCTGCCTCCTTTTATTCTGTAAAGATTATCAACGCCAATATGTCTAGATAATACTTTTCTTGGAGTGCCATCTGGCCCCATTACCGATTCTCCGACTTTAATATCTTCGATTTTTCTAATAGAACCATCTGACATCAAAACTTCTGTTCCAAATTTAAAGCACTCAAAAGGGTTAATAAAATTAACGCCAACGCTAGAAAGGTAATGTAACCAACGTTCTGGTGTAATGCTCATAGACTTAGGAATTTGCGTAATATCCATATTCACTACTTTTCCTTTGTCTCTAGCAATAGCTAGTTCAAGTCTATACCACAACACAATATACATATACTGCAAAGGTTTTAATATGCTTACCAACGACCTAGGCTTACTATTAGTAGCGCTATAAATTGCGCCACAATACGGAAGCTTCTGACTATTTGGATTATCAATACTAACATGTTGATATTCAATTGGCTGTATACCAAAGAATAAATCTTCGCCAGCTCTATATCCTTCCCATACTTCGACAATCCAATCTGGATCTATATTCAATTCATTTCCAACAGGAATATAAGACTCGTCAACTATATCAACTTGAGTCTATCCGGATTCATCTTGAGTAGTAACATAATAGATCTTTTTAAACGATTTCCAGCATACATGCCAAACGTTTATGTGAGACTTACCATAATCATCGGTAAGAGGATTATCATGATTAAACCACGTAATCTTATTAAAGTCGTCTATTGGATTCTTGTCTCCGTAATTACGAGCTGGAACAGAATTAATCATGTCTTCAAGTTTGGCGAGATCTTTCTCTTCAAGCTTATCATAATATCTATCATATATTTCAGTAATAGGCAATCTCATCTTGCGGCAGCACCATGCTCCATCTTCGATGAATTCAAGCCCAGGAGTTTTATCAAATGAGAACTCTAATGGGTTAACTCGTTCCACATAAGGTTCTGCATTTTGAACTCCAACATAATAGAACTCCATGCCAGCAATGAGTCCATCTTTCCAACCTTTAACAAATTCATTATCTAATGAAAGCTTTTCTCTAAGATAACACAATGCGTGATATGCAGTATTTTCTATTACATCTTTATAATCTTTATCCATATATTTAGCAATTGCCTCTGGAGGCATTACTTCGCCGCTTTCAATTTGTTGTTGAAATTGCTAAGCTTGTTCTGAATCCATTCTTGCAGTTATTGATTGCATAATATATTGCAATAATAACTATTTCTGTTTCTCCATTAATTCAGAAGTAGCCTCCTATGAAGTGCGGCATACTTTGAAATTTAATGGGCGCTTAGTCTCTTCTCCAATAAGTAAGTCTACTTTTGGTCTTACTATATTAAAGTCTTGAGGAGTAGCAGGAAATCCGTCTTTGACATGAAACGGATTTGTAATTCTCTGAAAATCCTTTTCGTTGAATTTGCTATTATATAAATCATAATAGGTCTACAACTCTCCGAAATGTGAAACATTCTATCCACCAGATGTAACATTACCTTCGCCAATTATATAGTTTACGCAATCATGCTGCCACTATTCGGTTTTCTTTTTAATAGGTAATTTCTATTGCGGGAATGTTGAATTATATAAATTATCTTGTACCATATTAAACAAAGAATGTTGGTATATCGTCTTTTATATCTTCATCTTCGGACTACCACCATTGTTGACCAAAGAGAGGCATATCAAAGAGTTCAACCTGTTTATTTTGTTCTTTCGCAGAAGACACCTTTACTTGATATAGTTCTTCTCTATATATCATCGTCATACATAAAGCTATAACGCGGTCCACATTTCGGACCCCGTCGTTTTGTATCAACTCCTCAAGTAATGGCTCACTGTATATTCTTTCTATATTAGGATGACCTTCTTCGTATTCATCCATAAGCCATTCTAATATTAATCCTTCACCATATGCCCGTATCTGTTTAGTCATATGGCACCCTTTTCTTCGCTAAACTTTACTATCTTTAAATACTTCAGATATTATTTTATCTGGCTGATCTGCAAGTAAGTAATCGCAATGTTTATTAGTAAAGTATGGATATATACCTTTACGTTCATTCTCAAATAATAGTCTAGCATTATAAAATATTAAGAGTTTTCTTACGTTTTCATAATACTCTTCGGCAGTATCTGGTCTACCAGAATATTCGGCTACTATAACATCGTTCCAAGCTTCACCTGCTCTTACACGCTTAAATATAAATGTAGAACCTAAAGAGTTGGTAAAACTATCATCATGATCATCAATTTGTTATCGCTAAGCTTTTTATCTTAACCTCTACATATCCCTATGTAGTTCAGCATATATTATCACCAAATTGGCGTCGAGCACTCGTGGGAGAATTATATTTATTCATCTCCTATGCGTTACACTGCCTTATAGCCTTTCGCAATCTATAAGATTAGCACGGTGTTTTCTGTTCTAGACTTTCACCGTTTTTGCTCGATTATACCCCGCTGGTATTTAACGGGTCGCAGCCTGCAATATATAGTCCTAAAGGCGGATCTTTAACTGGGTACTCCCAGATTACTACAGAACCATGTGGCTTATCGCCCTTCTTTAATGGATATGTAGTAATGTCTCCGGATTTCTTTTCTATAGCTTTTACTTTTCCATCACCATCCCATACAAGATCGACAATATGTTTCATATTCTGCAACTTCTTATTTGTGCGCAATTTAGTAAGCTAATCCATTAAGAGTTTTCTCGGGAATATATTTTTACCAATTTCCAATACAGCTTCCTATGGTCTTATGGGACGTTCTGATATAAATCTGTCGATAGACGATTGACTAGCTCCTCCATCTTTTACCTTGTTACGTTGTGTAATAAGTTCTTCGATAGCTTTCTATTTTAAACTATTTCCATCCTTATCCATATACACTTGATTACCATTTTCATCAAATGACTCAAGATTAGAATAAGCCGGTACAAAAAATCCGCATTCAGTATTCTCTCGCCCTTCGTCCCATATATTTGGAAAGCTTAGTACATTATAAGACTTGGGCTTGTAAAACAATTCTTTTAAACCGTCAAATGATGCGCCAACCGTACCGCCAGTTCCATACGCTACCATCAAACCGAACGCGATACCGTCATCGGTTTCTACAGAAGGCTATTCTATTCGCCATGCGTCTAATAAGCTTGGAAATTTACCACCCTCTTCCCACAATACAAGTTTAGCTCGAGTACCACGGACGCGTTCTGGGTCGTTCTTAAGAGTAATACCGGTAATACTAGATAAATATCCTTGTTCTGTCTACTTACCAAATTCATCAGTAATTTTATATCCAGATGTTCTTTCCATACGTGTTGACACAAGACGTTGCTTAGCCCAAGCTGTATGTTTATCAAGAAAGTCCATTATCTGCCACGCTTTAGTAAGCAATCCGTCGCCAACTAAGAATTTCTATTCTGACGCTATAGCGAAGTTTTTAGATCCGGGAATAAGCATATAGTTTCGCACTAACATTGATGCTCCTTTAAAGCTGTTATGTGTAGGGATATAATCTCTTGTAAGATACAAATGATTTGGATTGTCAACAAAAATACATCTTTGTTTTTCTTGTTCTCCAAGGTATTCTATATTTGTAATAGCAACTTTATTACTAAACTTTCTATTCTTTTTAATCCTGTTTTTCTTTCTAGATAAAAAGAATATATCAGGATTTCCCTTTATATACACAACATAAGCGAATTTTGTTCCAAATATTTCTCTGCCGTTCTATACTCCGCCTTTACCTGGAGCTCGTTTAGATACGGAACAAAGTATTCCTAAACTTCTTAGTACTTCAACAAAATCGTCTATTAATTGTTTTGATGTATTAATAAAAGACATGCATCCGTTTTTTGATATATATCCATCTGTATCCATCAATCCTCTTATAAGTTCATACCTTTGTTCAATAGATCCGTATTTATATGAATCTGGTATAAATTTATATGAGCAAGAAACACATAGTCCTAACTCCTCGATCCATCTATGCAGTCTATTTACTCCGTACTATCCATTTTCAAACTCATCTTTATGCATGAATCTTTCTTTATCTATAATCCTGTATTCGCATGAAGTAGTAGGATCATATTTAAATTCAAATCCATCTCCAAGTAGCTCTTTAAATCTATCTAATATTTCTTGGTCTATAGACGATATTTTTGGAGTTCTTTTTGTCAACGCTCCATCTCCTAGCAATGCACCTAATACGTAAGCGGGTACTTTCTATTCTTTCTCGCTGTATTGTAATGGCTCTATAGCTGGGAGATAATACTTATAAGTATTATATTTCTTACCATTTACTGTACAATTATTAAACAACCCATTGTTTAATAAATCATGCGTTGTAATAATCTTGCTCTTGAAGCGATTATTAGCGCATATCACTTCCCATAAATGATCTGCTCCGCATCTAACAGAACGACCATCAGCTAATGTTAACCTATATACATCTTTAAATCCTTGCTCGTATATTTCTAGAACTTTTGTAGTTTTTCCATCCGGATTCCATATTTCGTCACCAATCTTAAGAGATCCCATCTCAACAAATCCATTTGGTGTAGCCACAAGCTCGCTATATGGTTGTTCGTATCCCCTTTGTCTGCACTTGATTACCGCCATATGTTTACCTTCTAATTCTGCCTATTCTATAGCATTGTAATAGTAGTAATCATAATCCCAGAAACTTGGAAACTCTAATATACGCTCTCTACGCTTTCTCGTATTGCCTTCACGATCAGCATATTCAGTTTCTTTAAGTCTCATGATCGGGCTGTAGTTAAGATAAAAATAATTATATCCAGTAATACCTTCACCGTCTGAAGCAGTATATCCGTTTAAGCATCTTTCTGTTTCTTGCTCCCAATATTTATTATAATCAGTCGTACCTCTGGGGGCTAAGGTATAACATCCATTCTACTGAAAAAATAAAGCAGCCTATCTAAATTTATCAGTATTGTGGAGCTTCTAATTAAAATCTACCATATTTATTCGTACATGCCAATAACGCCACCACCTTTAACTCGACCAGTTTCAACTTGTTCTGCTTTAGCCTGTTTCATTGCAAGATCGAGGGACTTTATGATACCGCTAACATCTTTAAGTATCGCAGAAAGTTTCTTAGCCGTATCTATGTCTAAGTCTTCATTGGCATAGTTATCCATTGTGTTCATTATCCCCTCAGCCGCATTTTTAGAAGATTTAAGCAATCTCGTCATAGGGGTTTCTTGAAACTCATTAAATCGTTTTGCTAGCTCTTCTACCTATGCGTCTGGTATATAATCTTTATTGTTAAAAACATCTTTAGCAACTCTCCAAGTACGTTCTTTCTCTGGATATGCTTCGTATGGAGTATTCCATTTATAACGCCAAATAATAAACTCTATTTTCTTTATAGCATCTTGTTTATTTTTAGCATTGTTATAGAAATCGCGAAATGGAGGAATTGCCAAATCGTCTGTTTTTAATATTATTTTACTGCCTTGTATATCAAACATTTTAATCTAAATTAAAAAGCGTTTTCAATTCATCGCCAGTATATGTTTTACTTGCCTTTGAATATAAGAACGGATGCCTTGAGCTAGATGTATCCGAACGATCGTTCGAATCAACATCTTGTATCTCTCCATCACTTATAACCATTGTGGCAACTTTCATTGCAGGTAACGTAATAGATGTAACAGTTTTGTCAGATATTGCAGAAATAAGACCATTATCTTCAAGCAGTGCTGTAGGATATCCATCAAGAATCATCGCACTATCATTAATAAACAATCCCTCTGGATAATATTGACTTACATCTCCATTGCTAAAATCAGTTGTTGTGATCTGTTTTATAAAGACCTTGCCATCAATTTGCGTAGCCTGTTCCTAAGTAAAATTATTATTATTATCCAACGTAATTTTACCGTTACTATCTCTTGGTGCCATATATTGATACAATGTCTAAACTGCATTACTATGAGATGAATCATCGGCTAAACAATATCCAATAGTCTTACGAACTTGACAATCGTCAGTAAGGATCATTGGTGTAACTCCATCTGCAGGTATTCCTTCTATAACTGCATTTGCAGTAACGCCATCAGTTGGTATCTACCAAACTGTATCACAATAGTCTTTTACAGAAGAAAGCCATGTCGCCAATCCAACAAAACTACTAATTGTAGTATCTACTGACGTACTATTCTAATCGTACATTTTGGCAATTTTAAATGCGCTAAATGTATTCCATGTTCCATTACCTGTATATGTATGAACCCCATCAATATCTATACTACATTTAACAAATCCTTGGCGATCATAGAATGCTAATCTTGGAACACTAGTAAGACTGCCATCGTCCGACCAATTATAATCAGCTCTAATTGTTAAGGCTGGGAAAGGCCAATCGGCAACAAACATCTGTAACACGCCATTCTCAATATTAATATATGCTCCAGAACTAGATTGTTGTCTTGTAGTAATCGAATCTGTATCGATCGTCTAAGATTCAATACACTTAGCAGAAATCTTACCATCACTTGTAATGAATGTGTTACCTCCGATAGTGGTCTTATCTGCAACAAGATTTATTGTACTATTGTCTCCATCAAGATGAATGCCAACAGTTTCTAAGTCATTCTTTTTTACACTAGCATCAATCTTACTATTAGTTTGCGTTATCTCGGATTCGACTGTATTTAATCTACTTAAAACATCACTTCCTTGATGTTCAATAGTACTAACCCTAGTTTCAAAACCATCTGCAGTAGCCTTGGCCTATGCTGCGTTAGTTTTGGCTTCATTTGCAACTGTACTAACATCTGTAATCTTAGCCTCAATACCATTTGCAGATGTATTAATTGCCGTATTCATTTCGTCCGTAGTAACATACCCCTACTCGTCAACATACGTCTTAACTTTAGTGGCTATGGTAGATTGCACTCCATTATTTATGGTTGTATAAATAGTACCAATTTTATTTACAACAAACGGGACTCTAGATTTAACGGTTTGATTATTATATTCTACCTCAAAGTCAAAATATCCACTATCCGGCCAACCTGTCTTACTGTTTTTTATGATATCCATTTGTAATACGATGCCTGATAAATCGGTATCATTTGACACATTGCAATTCTTAGTGTCAGTAATAGAAAGTTTACAGTTGTCGGCATCACTTTCGAAATCAGAATAATCATCTAATTCGGATCCTTTATAATAAATATTGGCGATTACAGTATATGTTTTTGATGTATCAGTATCGTTAATCGTCTCATCAAATGTAATAATTGATGGAGTATATTTTACTACAACATATTCATATGCCGGGCTGCCGTTGTCGCCCTTATCGCCTTTCTCTCCCTTTATTTGACCAACGTTTTCAAATCCATTATGATGAGTATCATCTTCTGTAGAAGTTCCAGTATAAACCCAAAGATTGCCATCTATAAGATATCCGTCTCCAGCGGTATTGCCAGATGTAGGCAACCCGTTTATACTGGTTAATGAAGCCTTAATTGTAACAGACTTTCCATCTTTTCCATCTACTCCGTCCTTACCTGGTTTGCCATCTTGCCCAGGTTTACCGTCCTATCCAGGCTCACCGTTTTCGCCATCTTTGCCGTATTTGGCCACAAGTACTGCATATTTGCTAGATTCATTATCTTCTGAACCATTCCAATATCCATCGGTATCTTGAATATCAGTTCTCATCCAAACTCGATAGCAATAAGGATATTCGTATGATACGGATTCTTGATTATCAGTCCATACTATTTGCGTTTGCATGCCATCTATTTCAACAGTTTGCGTACCACCTCCATATCCGATCTTATCATCTTCTGAGTCTTCTTTGCCAGAATACTTAGGGCATGGTATATTTGTTTCAGAAGCGCACAGTGTATATATATACTGATATCCAAAGCCATCGTTACCTTTGCATCTGCCCCATGTATAATCGGAAGCGTTCTAACTATCTATAGTTGGCGCAGTAGAATAATCAACGTAATAGCCCATATAAGCCTTTGGAGACTCATATAATTCATTAGAAGCCACTTGTGATGGATCTGTTAAACATTTATCATTGTCAGTAAATTTAACGTGATAGAACGCAGATTTACCATCATCTCCAGGAGCTCCATCTTTACCAGGCTCTCCATTAGCTCCGTCTTTACCATCTGCGCCTTTAATAGATCCAAGATCAATCCAAGCTTCTCCAAGTATATTAGAAAGAGAATAATCAACAAGTATAAATATATGATTACTATATTTCTTTTCATCTTCTGGAGTACTAGTAGTAACCGTAAATGAGAACGACAAGCCTTCATTAGTTCTAGAATAATTAGAATAAAGATCTTGTAATGACGATACAACGCCTTTTATTTTAAAAGATGTACCGTCTTCACCTTTCTCTCCAGATACCCTACTAATAGCCCATTCTGAAGTTTTATTATTTTTTACAGTTCTTACTGCCATCCAGATTACTGTGTTATTATCAATCTTATCAGCAGTAATCCATTCATCTGATTTAGAACCATCAGTCTTCGGAATATAATTATCAGAAGGCTTATCTGGTATAAAAGATCCATTATATAGATTCCAAAGAACTTCTATATCTGTAGATGTACTAACATTTGCTGGAGTAGACCATGCATCTTGCTACGGATATTTACCATCGCTAGTAAATATTCTTGTGCTAATCCATACTATTTTGTTATCTGTATCAGCTGGAACCGTATCACCCCACCCATAAGATTCATTTGGATAAGGATTATCAAATGATCCTCCATCTGGTGTTTCTGGAACTGAATCAGAACGTTTAAATACAGACGATTTGAATATGCTAACACCATCTTTTACTTCTGGTATCTCTGGAGCTGTATTTGGAATGTATACATAAGCTTGTCCATTCTAAAGTCTAACTCCATACTTATCATCATCTGATGCAGGCTTAGGATCCGGGCCTAAATCTGAAAGTTTAATAGTACCAGATTCAGATAGTGTAGCTTCCTTAATTTCATTTTTAACAGCGAAATCCGAGCTGATCTTATCTTTAATCAAATCATAAATTTCATCGGCATCCGGAGTTTTATTGCAATCATAATATACATTATCTACGTATATAGATTTATCGTTGGGGTGTTCCGCATCGCCTGATATAAATACAATAGCATCAGCTCGGAATTCATTTTTGTCTTTTTCTACCTCGACTTTATTTGGGTAGATTAAAAATTTGTTTTGTATCATAATTATGATTTATATCTTGTTAATCAAATAAGAAGTCTATGGTTTCAATATCTTGAAACGTCTTGCCTTCGTCTTTAATTACCTTAATGAGTTCCTCTCCAGGTATTTTGTTAATGTTAATATCAACGAGTTTATTGTTTATTTCACCAAAGTATTTACTAAGTTTGCTATTAAATGAAGCATAATACTCGTTTACTTCTCGAATATCTTTAATGTCTTTTTTAGTAAGAGTATACTCTCCGTTCTTTACTTTAACATCTCGTTCTTGAGCTTTAGCAAGACGTTCTTGCATATCGTTAAACTTATCGTCTTTTAATGTCTCAATAACTTCATCTCGTTCTTTATTATATTCTTCTGCAATAGGTCTAAGCAGTTTAACTGTTCTCCATACATTAATAGCAGATTCATCAGATAAGCTATTAACCTTTAATGATTTTAATATTTTATAAGCTTCAACAGCATTAATAGTTTTAATTTCCATAATTATCCTTCTTTAAGTATTCCCTGGCTTACAAGAGACGCAATATCAAATGTGTATCTTTTGCCGTTATACCATATATAAAAATCTCCGTCTGTTGCAGAATTCCCCAATTCGAATTCTGAATTTTCAAGCAACTTCCAAGCTATGGCGCCATCTTCAGTTAATGAGCTACAATTAATATTATCGTATCCTGCAACAGAACCTGCAAGATATAGATATCCAGCGTCTCGGTCTGTTCCTATATACATGTTGTTAGTTCCGCGATATAGTTTACCAGTTCCATCAGATTCAATACTGATTTTGATATTATCATTCGATCCAAAGTTCACGCTACCAACAAAAGTAGTGTTATTCTGAGTAATGGAATTCTCTAAAATACGTAACATTTGTTTATTGTTATTTATGAAAATAATAGTTCCGGTAGCTGTAAAATTTCCATCAATAACTGTATTAGCGTGAATGTTTACACCTGGCGATATATTTGAAAATGAATACGATTTTGTCGATACAACTATTTTCTTACCAGATATTTCAAATGTATCATTAACTGTTCCGCCGTTTAAACTTAAGAATGCTCCTTTAATCTTATTCCATAACGTAGTTACACCAGAATTATCTAAAAATTTCATATGTAAAAATAAATTAAACGTATTATCTGCATGCGCGAAAGTATCTAAGATACTATGCAGAATACGTTATTTCGTTAATAATTAAGCTAATGCTTTATCAATTTCATCATTAGTTAAAGCTTGCACATTGGCTGTTACATATCCTTTAATATCAGACGTCAATGCCAAAACGCCAGTTCCTGTTGGAAACTTGATTTCGTATGCAACATCATTTACGCGATAGTATATTTCACCGTATTGTAACTGTGTGTAATCAGATGAATTTGCCCAAATGCTATAACCATCACTATCTAATGTAAGTTTACTCCCATCAATATTAAATGTCTGACCTACGCTAAATTTATTATCCTTATTAGTATATGCAAGATTGCTTGGTATAGTAGGTATATCCGATGTTAATGCTATGGTACCTGATTTATCTGGAAATTTAATGGTATATATACCAATAGAATTATTACAATATTCAATACTTCCCAATCCATACGTTGTATACACAGGATTAACAAAACCGTCTTCATAATAAAGTTTTTTATTATGTATATCGTATTGCGAACTTAATGTTAATCCGGCATCTAATAACGACACTTTATTAATACCGCTTGCGTTATCAATAAGATGATCGCTGGTGACAAATTTAATATCTAAACCGTTGACTCCGAATCCGGCATATTTAGAATTCTCGTTTATGCCAGCAGAGTTATCTGAAATTGCCATTGAGCTAACCGCGTAACTATAATCTACAATAAAATCAGATCCAATCGCTTCATAACTGCCGTTTGAATCTGAAATGTTAATATGATCACAATACAAATCTAAATCAATAGTATAATTATCAGTATCTGAATTAAATGATTCGGCAATATTAATATTTTTATTTTCACCTCTAAATAATAAATTACCGGTCAAAGTTCCACCTGTCAATGGTAGATATTTACCAGCAACATCACTAGACACAAGATATGTACCAAGGTCTACAGCTTCACCGCCTGTAGCAGCAATAGTTTTAGTAACGCCATTAATCTTTACAGAGTGAGTATGAGTTTTATCAGATTTGCCGCTAATATCTTGATGATTAGTTAAGAAATTAGCACCCTTAGTTAAGGTTAAAGTATCACCACTTACACTTGCGCTTGTAACGGCATTACCAGAGCCTGTAACATTTACCTTGCCAACTTTATTAGCAACATTTGGAATATCGGAAGTAAGAGCGATTGTACCAGCATTACTTGGTAAATTAATAGATTTTCCGTTATTTATAATCACACTAGGATTGTAAAACGTGCGAATATTGTCTTCGTCCTCAATCGATAAACCATCTTCGTTTATATATATATTAAAAACACCTTTTCCTAATACGCTTAAATCTCCATTCGTTATCGTTCCACCGCTAAGTGGCAAATAATTAGCAAGAGCAGAATTGTCGGCCTTAGTAGTCATCTGGTTTTCAAGAACTTTACCTCTATTTCCAGGGAACGCTGTAGAAGATGTCTCGCCAAGTGCAATAGTTTCACTGATTACAACATATGCAGAACCAGACCATCTATAAATCTTGTTTGTATCTTTAGCCGTATAAATCTTACCAGTTTCGCCAGTTGCTGGGAATGCGGCAAGATTATCATACTCTAGCACATCGTCAACATAAGATGGAAGCTGATTAGATGGAACTTTGCCATTAGCGTCCAACTGAGCAAGACCATTTGCTTTACCAGCTTTATTGTTAATTACGGTGTTAGCTGCAGCTTGAGCCTTAGAATCAAAGTTATCATTTAAAGACTTAACAGTTGTATTTAAAGTATTAATGCTGTTAGCATTTGTACTAGCTTTATCTTCAAGAGTTGAAACATCATATAAACTTCCATCTGTAGCAAACAACTCCTTGTTGCCACCATCTGTTTTGCGAATTCCATCATTACCAATTGTTACACTACCATCTATTTTTCCGACAGTAATAGAATCGGTAGTAATTGTAACTGAATTGTCTTGCTATGGATCGAACACTTTCTACGTCGCGCTAAATGTATTTGCTGTATTAAGTTTAGCATAATTGCTATCATTAATGTAACCACTAACATTAAACTTGCGCCATTTTCCGGTATTCGTATCTACTGGGTTACTGCTGTTAAATTGATAAAGGGTACCAGCAACATTAGTTATAAAATAGTTAGGAAATCCCGATTCTGCAGCAGCCTTAAGATCTGCTGTACTTGCAAAATAGTCCCTCTTAAAATTAAACTGAGGGGAATTTAAATCAAATCCTTGATTAATCGTAAACATATATAATTCAGTTTAAAGAGTTAGTATTAAGCAAATGTATAACTACCAGTTGATGTGGCAGCAATATTTTGTAAATAAACATTATAAGTTACACCTCCAACTGATACAGTTGATTTAGTATAGCCGCCAAAGCCTTCAAATCCATTGCCATCTTTAATTGATGACAAGTTACCAAAGTATGCAGGATAACAATAAGCTATCTTCTGGTTATTCTGAACAATTGATACAGTTCTAGATTTGCCATTAATAACAGCAGTATTTGTCAAAGCTTTAACATCAGATTCAGTCAATGAAGTCTTACTAGCGTCAACAGCTCCAGCATAATTTCTATGCACAAATACTACATATGTATTAGCTGATTTACTAGTACTTCCTCCGATCGCCACAAGCGTATATGTAAGTATAGTTGAGGAATCTGTAGAGGTGTTAGTAAAACTGCTAATAGAATATGTTGTAGCGCCATTAGGAATATCAACTGGCCCGCCTAAATTTCCGCCGCTGATTCGCTGAGACTTAATTGGGTTAAAATCTGTATTCTTATAAGCCCAATTAAATTTAGGAGTTACCGTGTTACCTTTTTCGGTAACATTTACATTATTTACAAATGAAGTAATACCAAATGGGTAAGTATCAGAAACTAGTCTATCAACATTCTTTTTATCTTGGCTACTCATTACGCCAGCCTTAGCAGATGTTGCTTGAGGAATCTACACACTATGACTGTTTTCGCCGTAATCTTCATATTGAAAATTAACTGCGCTATCAGTTGGTGTAAAACTGATAATATTTGAATCCACAACAGTGGAAATGTTAGCAATACTTCCATCAGTCGCAAATACTTTATTAGCGTCATTGTCTGAAGATGAAATACCAGTAGCGCTTACTGTTACTGTCTTATTGCCGGAATTTACCTTTTGGCTAGCTTTAAATGTATTCTCAGAATCTAATTTTGCATAGTTAGAAAGATCTACAGTAGATCTGAATGAGCCAAGCTTCTCCCAATTTGATTTACTGTAATTAGTAGTAAAATTAGTTCCTCTATACAAATATTCAGCGTACTCTTGATTTGCCGGACTGCCGGTGCCAAGTGATACTAAATAGATTTTATTTACATCAGTACATCCAAGTTGCGCTGCCTCTGCAGATGTATCTGGCAATTTCGTGATTACTTTATATAAAGTCCTGTCAATGTTGCCGATTTGTCCACCAACATACTCTTTCATTTTCGACCAAAGATGAGCAAGACCTGTAGAATCTAAAAATTTCATATATAATCGATTACATATTTATAATATCCTAATCCGGTATATCTTTACAACAGCAATTAGGATCCTTTTCCTATTTAGGAGTTTCTCCTTCAATTATATTATCTATATCAATGTTAGGTATAAAATCGCAGCATTTACTGTCATTCTATTCATCTGCAAATATCCAATATAATTGGCTAGGAATAAATTTCTTAATTTTATCAATCACAGCATTGGCATCAAGTAAATAACCTTTTTCGTACCCATTGATTATTGAACCATATACAATGTGGTCAATATTTCTAGTTACGTTTACGCCATTTACATTCATGCCAACCCCGTGATTCTTATTACATAAACAATTATTCATATTATATAAATTTGTTTAAATCTATATCTATATGTTTTTGTTTAACATCTGCAAGCCATCTACTAAATTCTATCCCCTCATATCCATCAGGATCACTAGCAACTAATATCGCATAATCTATGCATTGTCGCTCATTTAATAAAGTAGGAAAGAAATCAGCATATGCCATATTTGCAGTATAGGTCACATCTTCAATAGTATGCCCTTCTGGTAATTTAATACCAGATTCTTTTAATAGTTTTTCAACTTGTTCACATGTCCAACTATGATTAGATTTATCATTGTTAATCATTTCTGAGCAAGCTTTCTAAACTAGCTCTTTACTAAAATGAAGACCATATTTGTCATGATAATCTTTTTGATCATCATCACTATGTCTAATTAACAGTACTTTGCCCATTGTTAAAACTATTTATAAAGTTAGTAACTATGTTTTTCATATCATTAATAGAGTCTTCTATTTTAGTAAAACGCTGCTCTGTTTCTTTCTTCTCCTTATATATCGGATTTATGTCTGATAATAATTCTGTAGTCTTAGAAACAATTTCGCGCTGTTTGTCTATTGAAGATAATATTTGTTCAGCAGAAGCTTTCATGGATTCTACTTCTCTAACTAATCCCTCCTTACTAGTAGACAATACTAAATTATTAGTATATGTAACAGCTAGATTGTCAGGAATAGTATAAGTAGCAGTCTTCCCGTTAGCTTCTATTGTAACATCAATAACAGTAGATGATACACCATTCGGTTTACTTTGATTAAAATCCAATCTAGGAAACCCTACTGATGTAACAGTTCCCTACGTAATAGTTATTGATTGTTTATCTAGTATAAAAACTGGATAAGTTTGTTTAATATCCTTAAATAACATAGATATAAATTGATTAATAAAGTGTACATTGGGCGTATTCCTACGCCCACAGTACACTATTTTGTTACGCAGTAGTCGTTGTAGTTGTTTTAAGTGCCGCAATCAATGTAGCGTTCTGACGTTGCTGACTTAATTCAAGTCTTGCGTCATTATATCTTTGTTGCAGATCAGCAGTCCAATGATTATTGAGAGTATCAATAATACGCTGAGTATTATCTTGACCCGCTCTAATAACATCGCACTTATCAGTAGCCATCTGATAACCAATGGAAGAAAATCCACGCTCCAATCCAGTATTAACTGTATTGATAGCATTCGTTATCGTATTGGTCTGATTACAAGTTGCAAGCTACTGTTCGTAACCCATCTTGATAATGTTCTATTGAGTTTGGCAGCAGCAATCTTTAAGTTGCTGTACGATATTCATATCTCCGAGATTGGCAGCGTTAATCACGCGTTCTGCAGAGAAATTAATATTGCCAGCTACTTCTTGAATTCCAGCTCTTACTCCACAAATAGCAGAACTAAGATTATTGAAATCGCAATTAAGATTATTAGCCAACTGCCCAATTGCTACGTTATTGCCTTTTACAGCGTCCATAATTAAATTACTATTCTGATTATCAGACATCTGATTACGAAGGGAATCAAGCTATGCAGTGTTGCCTTCTCCATTATTCCACATTCGGTTTGCAAACATCATCCAAACGAGATACACAAATGGATTATTGCACCAGTTATTCATACCACCATTCATCATAGCGGCAGTCATAGCATTGTTGTTCTAACCAGCTAATGTAGCTACAAGGGCATCATTGTTATCGTGCCCTGTACAATAAACTTTTTCAAGAGTATCCATAATTGTAAAATTTAAATGTTAAACATAATATTATTTTGCTGGATCCACAAAATAACTAATTCCAGTTTTATACATGCTGGACATGTTATAACATTGTAGAAGCTATGACGTGACTCGAACACATTTAACTACCATCCTAGCATAGCTAACAAACCAATTGAGGGTATTGGTTATTTAAACTGATTCAAAGACTCTTTAATCTTTGATACTTCAGTAGTAAGGGTACTAATATCTTTAGTAAGAGTATTAATTTTTTCGTCAATTTCTTCTTGACTAGTATATACAACACCATTCAAAAAGATCTTGCGTGTATCTGTTGCAAAATATATTGTATCAGGGTATGTAGTAGATAAATAGAATCTTTCTAATCCCTGTGCGAATTGTACTAATACGTTATCCATTATAATTATTATTTAAGAATTCCAAGAGATATGGCTTTTGTGACATCAAATTGATAAGTTTTTCCACCGCTTGAAATAGCTAAATTAGTGGCCGTTACAGTTCCATCAACTGATATACTATTATAAAACGTAGATTTTCCATCGACAGAAAGTTTGCCATCTATTTGTAAAGATTTATCTGTTGGTGGTTCTATATAATATAATCCGGTAAGTCTTGATGGAGAAAAATTAGATATCGATCCAACGCTTAAATTTTTAATGTATGTTGGCTAATCGACATATAAAAAGTACGATTTGTATTCATCAACAGATTCTGGTCCACCAGGCCCATAGCCAATATATGTAGACTGTAATATATTTAAATCCCTTCTACCTGGAAGCTCGCACTATTTAAACGTATTATTACTAAACTATATTTTCCCGCTTGAGCCTCCGTTAATTGTCAACTCATCAAATGTAGCAGAATCAGACGAAGAACTGGAGCCAGATGAAGAATTACTTTCAAGTGCAGACACCCTACTAGTGAGAGATGTTATATTAGCTTCAATAGCAGTAGTATCTGGCAATGCCGCAGTTGTACCATCTGTGAGATAAGCTTTCTTTTCAGTCGAGCCATTTGTAATAACATTTGTATAAACACCCTAAGTTTGTATAAGGCCAGATGATGTCATACCGCATTGCATACCATTAAATGATGGCCCAACACCATTCTGTATTGATACCATTCCAATCTAAATTCCGCCAGTAGCAGTAATCAACCCTTTAAAATTCGAAGTGCTGTCAACATCTAAATACGTTGTGGCAGTTGTATATACACATTTAATATTGCTAGCTTTTATAGTTTCGGCATTAATATTTGAATTAACATCAATAATTGACATAGTTCTACCAGCAATACTTAATATAGGGAAAGCGTCGTCATTCTTAAGTTTAGGGCCACATAATGTAGCAATCCGACTCGTAGATTCATCATCATGCTTTGTATACAGCGAAATCCCATCTTTCGACCACGGGTGTAATTCATAAGTGTTTACATCAGATATATAAGCTTTTCCAAGCGCTGTATCACCATCTACACTTAAATCTCCATGTGCTTTAATTAAAGCATAAGAATGCATCTGGTCTTTCACATTTAAGGAAAAGCAATTAACATTCCCCATAGCATCGACAATTGGCTTATTATATCCTTTCGCAGTCAATATGGGGTAATACTAATATTTATTTGGCTTCTGTCCGCCCAATAGACCAATGTCGATATCATCTGTTTCGCCTGGAACTGTAATTCTAGTACCGTAATTAGCAGTTGTAATTCCACCAACATTAAGCTAGCTAATATTCACATCTTTATTTTCATCGACGTAAACATAATTTGTTAGAGTTCTAATCTCCGATTCAACAGCGTAAACTCGTTTATTTATTTCAGTAGGATCATATTCTGGAGTATGAGGCCCAATTGCTTCAATTAACTTTTTAATAGACCCAGCAGACACTATATCTTTAGAATTGAGAGATATGTCTTTAGTAGAATCTGGCTCTATTATACAAAGCTATTTTGCACGACCATCATCGCCAATATATTTTGTATCTATTATATTTGTCTTTAACATGTTAAATTAATTATTGATTAAACAAATAAAGGGGCAGCCACTATGTGACATCCCCTTTCTCGGCTTTTATCCCGGTATTATTCAGCCGACTCAGAACCGTCTTTATGTTCAGCCGCTTGATCTGGTGCGGTCTCATTATCACGAGATCCCGTTTCCGCGCTAATTTCTTTATTGTCGCTTGATCCATAACCACCTTCTCCGCGATCTGTTTTAGACAACTCTGTTACTTCTGTAACAACTGGAGCTATGTACGGAACAATAATAAGCTGTGTGAATCTATCGCCAATATTATAAATCGCAGGAACTACATCTGTAGTAGCTCTAAACTTAACCATAAGTTCTCCACGATAGCTTGAATCAATTATTCCAACACAATTGGTTTGCATCAACGACTTCTTATAAATACTAGATCTAGGACAAAGTAATCCAACATAGCCTTCTGGAATTTCTACAGCAAGATCTGTGTGATATACTAAAATAAGCTGACCGCATTCATTAATTTCACTAGTGATATTAGTGCATGTAAGATCAAGTCCTGCGTCTCCTTCATGAGCGCGTACAGGCATTATAGCCTTATCTGTTAATCGTTTAATTTTTAGATCCATGTTTAGTATAAAATAATGTTAATAGGAAGGGATTTTTCAGTTAACCGTCTAGATCGGCCATCCTCTATCGCAATCCCCTAAGCCTTTTCGACTTCGCGCAAGTCATAACGAGGATGATTACTTCATATCTACAAAGTCCATAAAGAGACAATCTTCAGACTCTTTATACAAATTGTAGTTTTCATGATTGTTTAATTTCGCATATAACCATGGCCATAAGTCGTCTATAATACGTAAGAATCTATTATTTGATTTAAATAAGCTAGTAGTACTAGAATACCTATCAATCAATTTAGGCGCTTTCTCTTCGGCAAGAAATTTAAATATCTGTTTCCAATCATATTTTCGATTACCTCCGAAGAAAACAATGTTCTTATATGAATCTTGGATATTTCTGCAGAACTCTTTAAATAACCTCTCTTTAGAGTTTTCCAAGATATCTTTTGAATTGGTATTTTCATAAATAACTCTCAAATAACAATCTTTCTTAGTGTTTAAGAAGTTTAAAAAATCTTTAAGATCGTAGATAGTAAACTTATATTCAATCTTGCCGTGACAAACAATTATTTCATGGCTATCGGTAAATCTAAGTCTAAGATCAAATAATCTAACGCCAAGATCGTACTGCTCTTTATAAGTTTTATTTTGACATTTAGCCATCCATTTAAATGGTCGTTTATACCATTTGCTTGGAATTAAGTATGATAATGTATTATGTGAACCTAATATCATAGTTATTATATTTTAATTAGTAGCCCATGTAGGTGCCGCCCCCACTCCCCCGGGGTTCATAAGCTCGACTATTGCATCCAACCCTAAGGTCAGCCCTCTCGTTTAGTCTGTCACGCCGCTTTCGCTTGCGCCTCGTCAACATTGTCTTCCGAGTCAATTAGAGACGGTTCTAATAGTGGATTATTTATTATCCCACTACCATCCAATATTTTCCAATGACTGTTCAACCAAAAATCATCTTTGTTGTACATTATTGTTCTAGTACAAGTCTTTACCCGCTTAGTCTTAACTTCATTAGCTTCTATTAAAGCTTTAGCCGCCTCTACAAGAGAACCATATCTTGCAAGCTCATTCCAATCTTTATCATATCTTATTATGTACTTCTGATTAGAATGTTTTTGACCAGATTCGTTAACTATTTTTGTAACAACACATCTACGTATTCCAAGTATAGATGAAACCTTTTTAACACTTTTAACTTCATTATATTTCTCTTCGACTATCTTTCTTAAATCGTCTGGAATATCGTATTCTGAACTATTAAGTTGTTGGTTTCTACTACCGTATGTTGATGTTTGGCTATGGCAATTAGGGCATAAGAATCTAAGATTCTCTAACCTATTATCATTGTTTATACCATTTATATGATCAAGTTCCAAGCTTAAAGTTTTTCCTTGCCACTCTGTACATCCACATATTGCGCATTTATAAGGAATAAGATTATTCTTTATAACATACCTTCGTAGTACTGTACGCTGATGCCTACAATTTTCTTTTAGTATATCTTCTTTTTTAACCGTATTTAACTTTGTTGTTTTTATAACAGCTGACTTTCCCTTAAATATAGAATAATCTAAATTAAGATCAGTCATTCTTCTTTTAACTTGAGAGTAACCCCAAGAATTTCCTTTAACTGTATAACCAAGTTTAAATAACACTTCAGATATTGTTGAACTTTTCTTGAGTAGCTCAACGAACTGTTCGTCCGAGAGCTTATATATTTTATTTTCCATTATATATATTCAATTATTCATTGGACAAAAGAGCCCGGTGCGCTAGCTGTTACGCAAATGGGCAATATTGACGTTGTTAACAAGAGTCGTCGCCTCCGGATTTATAAAATCATTCGCCGGACAATTATACGATCCGGTGCAATCGTATTGATTATTTCGTAATCACCGTATTGATAGTAATACATGTATCACAATCAACAATGTTAGTTCTTAGCATGTGGAATTAACCACGAAGTTTCCTACCGAGGAATCGGACCTCGCTATTGTGTCTTTATATTGACTTGACTCCACCAGTTGTCTCGTAGGAATACCAATTCAATTTTTTATGAAGAAAATATATTAAACTTTCGGTGTTTAATAAACCGTATTACTTACTAAACTTTGATTTAACCCACTCATAAGCCTTGTTGAGAAATCCATGTTTCTTCATCTGATCCTTATCCCCTTCAGTATATACGATCTTTGAAACATTTAAATTATCGCCATCTCGGTTTACTAAATACTCACGCTTATCTTCGAAAATTGACTTCAACGACTCTGCTACACAAATGTCTTTTACTGACCAATAAATTGCTTCAGAAACAATACGAAGTTCATCTAAAGTAAGAGTAACATTCTCTTTAGCAGCAGCAATCTTTGCGTTAACAATTGCCAATTGTGTATCGAATTCATTAGTAAGATCTAATGTGTTTACGATAAGCTCTGGGTTATTAATCTTCTTTGTCTTTACGACTTTCTTTGTTGTCTTCTTTGCCATTGTATTTACATTTTGGGCTATAATTAGCCTGTTTATTATTCTTGAATCTCGGCTTAAGTTTAAATTTAAATAGTTCATTTATTAGTATGTCATGAGTATCTTGATCATCTTTCATGACATCTACTATAAACTTAAATTGATAGTAGACTATTTTGTGAACTAATTCATAATCTAAATTAAGCTTCTTTGCTATCTACTTGCACGCTTTCTCTATCTCCACCAGTATATTCAACTGCTATTATATCAAATGATGCTACGAGCATAGTATCTTTAACTAAATCAAAATACCTATTAGATCTCTTAAAGATTAACGTATCTCCAACCCTAATGTTAATTGGAGTGAACTTAGCATCTGAAAGCTGTCTTTCAAACTCATGCGGAACTTTAAGAACGATTCCCTTCATGAAATCTGAATCAACTTCTTTTACTTCAGTTTTAACTTCGTTAAAGTCATTTGCTTCAACTCCATTCTTATCCTCATGTTTGCCAGTAGATACTGGAGTAGTAAACTCCTTCTTAATTTTTTCAACTGGAAGCGGCTTTACCAAGAAGTCTCGATTGAACTCATATTGAATCTTCTCAGCTACAGATCCAGCTAACTTTGATTGATCTACTTTGTTCATTTCTTCAAATTTTTAAGATGATTTAAAAGCTTAATGAGGTTATTTAATACTGTCAGCTTTTCGTTTTTAAGGCACAATGGCTGATCTTTATAATCTTCGTCAAGCGTTGTAAGTTGCAATGTATACAATGAAATAAGATTATCGATTTCATCAAATATATTAACAAATTTATTAGCCTGATCCTTTGTTTCATGAACCTCCTCAACGACTCCCTGTGCGAGCAATCGCTTGGCTTGTTCTGTTGATATTGCAAATGTCGAAGAGTAAGTAGACCAAACATTGTCGTCATCGCTATCTGCGTGATATTCGTCACTGTAAGTACTTACATAAGACTTGCCATCTTCGGAGATCACCATTCTATCGTTGGGATCCATCATGAAGTAAGGCTTTACAAATTTCAATTCTTTTGTCATATCCTAGAAATTTAATTATTTATTTTCTGTTTTCGTGGCCATTAACGTAAATTTAGTAGCAAAAGGTTTCAAATATGAAAATTTATTAAAATATTTTTTAATTTTGCAACTTTTGTAAGATTTTTACGTTATATGGTAGTCTGTGGGGAAGAACCCTTTCTTTTATATATTTTCTTTAGGAGATAGGGATAGTCTTGTTAAAGACTATAAAGATTATATAGACTATATAGTTAGTAGGACTATATATTTAGTAAGACTAATAAGATAAACATGTTTAACCTAGTTATTAGTAAGAGTAATATATGATAAACTTAGAAGAATATACTGATATAGAACTTAATAGTATACTATACTACGCTGACTACTTATCATTAAGAGCTAGAAGTATCCCAGTTACTAATAGTCCTAAGTATTTCTTTATATTCAAAACACCAATAAATCTAGCATATTTAGTAGATAGTATGCCTACTTTTAGTAGGGATAATAAATACTTTAAGCAATCAGCTAAAGAATATAATCAAATACGAGATAAGTTCGGAGAAGGCGGAGTAAATAGTTTTATTGAAGATATTTGTAACATACAAGCTTGCGGAGTAGTAGATTGGAAAAGAATATTACAATATGTCCACCAATATTCTACTAAACAAGAGAAATCAGAAGCGTATAATAAATGCGCCAATTACTTAAAATCAATTAAATATAAGCATCGGGAAGTAAATGATGATGGAGATTTAGAAGAAAAAGAATGCTCAAGGTATGTGTTCAACACTGAAAGAAACCGCAGAAGATAATAAATTTAAACAAGCTTGCGAACTCTTAAGAAAGTCACAATTAGAAAGATTACAAAACGGTTGGTATGATTATATAGGATTAAAAAATGAAAAAAATAAACTTAAAATATACGAATATTCTAATGATATTTATCCACAAACACTGTTCGTTTGTTTTAACCCAACAGAAGAACATATAAACGATAATTTTGGGTATACTGAATGCGAGAACTGCAAATTAATCGGAATGGGTAAACAAACGTTTGGATGTACATATGGCTCAATATTTAGTAAAAGCAATGATAAAATAGGCGTATTGGTAGCCTTTAACGGGAAGCCAGATATATCAGAAATAGCTCATGAAGCTACTCATGTATTAGACGAAATGATGTCTTATATAGGGCTAGAATACGTTTCAGAAAACAACAGTAATGAACACATGGCTTACTTAATGCAATGGATAGTAAAGAACATAAACGACGCAGTAACTGTAGAATATTCAAAGAAGACAAAGAAGCATTGATCATGGATGGATTATATGTTGTTATAGTAATAATTGCGGTATATTATCTTATGGGGTTTGTATTCGATTGGTTAGATAGATTGATATGATTGGAGGAATAATACTAGTTTTAGCTATTGAGATAATAGCTTGTTTATATTTATTTGGAGATGAAAGACGTTAAAGATATTGTTGAAGATAATAATGGCTACTACACCCCCACTATCGGAATGGATGAAGATGGATGGAGTATAATATAGCTAACAGGGCAAATGCTCAAGAATCAATTAGAGTCTTATCCAATTGATCTTGGCGATTATAAAGTATTTGTGAATGGAAAAGCTTGTATGAATATAAGATTAAATCTCAAGAAAAAGCGAATAGAACTTGAGAGTATAGACTATAAATCCGGGAAGTAAAATTCTCGGATTTTTTATTTTTTTAGAAATTGCATGTGTAAAAATATGGAACCGTGTGTGGGCAAAGATGTGAAACTGCCCCCTATTGAGTCCCCAACTCATAGGTTCGAGGCAAGCACCCCCTGGCCATCGAAATCAGGTCAAACGAAGTTTGGTGTTGGAGTTAGACTGTTCATGTGGATGAT